ACGGAATCATTTTTCTTTGCCCTAAATTCATCTAATGCAGAATGAGAATCTCTTGTTCTATCATCTATTATTGCTCGGAATTCAATCATTTCGATATTTCGATCTCTTCTAAAATTATCGAAACGTGAGATACTATATACGCTTGATTGATTAGTTCTGAAAACTGTTTCTAAATGATGCGCTGTTAGATCCGGCCCCGCTAAAAATCCTGCATTCATGAAATCCCGGTCTAATCCCGCAAGCCAATCTCGAAATACAACTCCGGTTTTAATGGCTTTTTCAAGTGATTTCCTAATTACAAGAAGAGCATTTAAATCCTCTAATGTAGCAACTGAAAATGTAATTGATTTTAACAGTGCTATTGCTTTTTTAAATACACCGGGAGGTATAATCTCCTTAGCAGCTAACAATCTTTCCGCTATAGGAAATCCGACTATTCTCCAATCAATCCCTGTAATTATTGCAAATTCAAATTTTTTAAAATTATCAATAGCCTGTTTTTTTAATAAGCTAAATACAAATCGCACTGCCTTTTCTTTCTCTTTATCATCATTGGCAGAGCCATTACCGATTAAATATGATAAATTAAGAGTCCGGTTAATCGTATTCCTAATTTCTTCTGATAATGGAGTCAATTTCAATTTGTCAATATCATCATAATCCTTCATCTGGTCTTCAACATTCTTTATCCAGATATTGACTTGCTTTTTATACTCAGGAATAGCTATTCCTATAGCCCTATTGCCGACTGCTTCAATTGCTCTTATTCCAGGTGGTATGTGTGCCATGTTCTATTATAACCTATTTCTTGAATTTTTCAATCATAGTTTCATTCTTTCGGGAATTTCTTCTCTATTTTTATACTCCTCTGTTAAGATTGTAAGCTTCATTACGAATTCAGATTCTTCACCATAATATTTTATTTCAGTTAATCCGCCTTCATATGCTGTATACGCAAGTTCATTAAATACAGCAACCCTGTCTTTGCTAATTTCTATATTTTCCAATTCCTTTTCTAAACATTCTGCTATTTCATCTGGATAGTACTCTTCTTTCTCTTCTAAAAAATGATGTTTTTCATCCATTTTTCTTACTCCTTATTTTTTAGTTTCTATTTTTTTTCTTTTATTCCAACAGGCTGCGCAATAAAATTTGTTATAATCTGAATAAATCCAGCCGAAAGAATGCTCTAAGGTTTTCATATCAGAACTATCAAAATTCTTTGTTATATTCTCTATTTTGGCAGAGCAATTGCTACAATGAATCGTTTTTGTTATCATTTTAATCTCCTGGCTCCTTAAATAAATCAATTTCTTGATCTGGCGGTATTGATCTGAATCTATGATTTGTTGAAATTAGTTTATGTTTCCAATTATTCTCTATTTTTATTTTCCCACACCTCTGGCATACCAAGCCATAATCGCCGCTCCATTGATGCTTCAAAAATAAACAAATAATTCTTTTTAGATATGATTTTTTAATCAATGATTCAATTTCAACACAATGTATTTTTACTTTATTTGGAAATATAATCTCTGCCTCAATTCTATCTGTCTTGAATTTTATAGGCACATCTTTTATTTTAAATTCAATCTTGCCAGGCATTTTAATCTCCCTATTCAAACTCCACTGTGGGAGCCACTATATTATAATGATAATTTCTTTCAAAATATAAATAGTAAATCAAATTACATGTTGCCATTTTCACAGGACTTTCACCACATGTTTCGCATTCATCAAAAGGTTGAAAATCTTTACTTGTCTTTTTATATTGCCCAAAAGACGTCATTCCTTCAACAATTGTCTCTTTGCGTGGGCATCTTGGGCCATTCTCGCGTTGCTTTTCCATAAAGTGCATAAAAGATTCTTGATGCTCATTTGTTATTATAATTAATGCTAAGTATAACAATGTCATATTATCTCCATTTCTTCATGAATATAAAAATTAAGCTGCTCTCCTTTTTCTGATTCATAAAAAACTTTTTTATGCCATGCCGGCTTGTCTGGAAAGAAATCTTTTATGAATTTAATTTCTGTAGTATCTTCTTTCCATTGTATGGACTTTCTAATAAATATCTTCAACCACAGTCTAAATAGCCATCTAAAAAATCTGCTTTCACTAAGAGTATATTTTCTTTGATAATCCACTTTAAAATGGTCCCACCATGTGGCAGGTTGTTTGAAAGTGATATGCTTAGATTTAATATGTCGATCTACAAAGATTGATGTCTTTAAGGAATATATAGTTGCATTTAATCTTTGATCTATAAATTGTTTCAGTTCAATGGATGGCATTTCTTTTATTATACTATGAGATAAAGCAAAATCTATTCCAAATTGTCTTTTTATAAATTCGTAATGTTCTATTTTTAAGGGAATATTGAAATTTACTTTGGATTCATCTTTAATTGTTTTTGTCATTTTTTCTTCCTAAGCCCATAATGTGGGCCAGTAACCTCCTGGATTTTTGGGTAATTTATAACCGTGCTTTATGTCAATGCCATCAGCGTTACTATGCGTTAAATCGCGATATACAACTAGGTGTTTTATATTCTCGAATTTCATAAGAAACTTAATTAAGTGCTTATTATAATTTTTATATAATTTCCAGCCTGTACCGCAATAATAACAAGAACATATATTTTCAGAAGTAATAATATAAATGTCCTCATGTTTACATTTCCAGTCTTTTAAAATTTCTAATGGGAATAAATGATATTTTCTTTTATAATATCTCATTTCATCTCCTCTTCAATTTATGATAAACTTCAATCAGCAAATCTCGGTCGTAACCTGCGGAATGAGCCCACTTTCTATTTACCGGTATGCCCAGAGCGGCAGCAACGTCTACAAGCTTATAGGATTCGAGACCGGGTAATTTTTTGTGGGCAAGGGATAGAGCATTGATTGAATTTCTATTGAATATAAAATTGAACATGCCATCGGGGTGATTAAATATTATATGATTTTTTAAAAAATTATAATCAAATCGGTTCCCATATTCTACTATTTTATATTTCTGGTTATAGTTTTTTCTCTGACATATTCCTGCTATTTGGAATAATACTTCTTTAAAATCAGTACAGCTTGGCAATCGCTTTAATCTTTCAATAGTCCACCCATTAATTTTTAAAGCTTTTGAATCTATAATATCCCACTTCTCAGGTCTCATAAATAATTCCATCTTGCAATACATAATTCCATCTATCTCAATTGCAAAGGCAAGTTCTATTATTTCATGCTTTTTGGGATTGAAACCAGTTGTTTCAGTGTCTATGTAGAATAGATTCATTTTTGTATTTCCACAAAAAGACTTAAAGTAATTTTTTTACTTTTGCTTTTTGTAATCTCGCTTTCTTCAACTATATATTCCCTTGCCGTATTTAATATTTGAGCAATAATCCTATCCTTTTCTTTATTTATTTTTCTTTCAATAAATTTGTATATCTGTTCAGCTTCACTTTCCATTTCTATTCTTTCTTGTCCTGATATGATGTAACTCTCTTGAATTTTTATAGTTTCCATTATCCTGCATCCTCAATCATCTTTTCAGCTTCTGCCTGGATTAATTCTCTTTTTTGATCTTCAATATAAGTTCCAAAATCGGTAAGACTTTTTGCTATTTTGTTTTTATATAACGTTTCATCTGGTATAGAATTCCAAATAATTTTTAAATAACCTATATCATCTCGCCATTCATTAAGTTTTTCTTTTGTAATATCAGTCTGGCGCTTTAATCGGAGTAAGCGCAAATATTTATCCCTATTTATTTTCCCAACTTCTGGCGATGGCGGTTGCCATTTTTCATCTTTTTTTTCTTTTGTTGGGTTCATTTATTTACCTCCTTAATTTCTCAATCGGTATCCCGGTTTTCTCAGATATAATATTTTCAGTTTTAGTTTTCTTAATTTCACCGGTTATACGAATTTCCCGAAATGTAGAATATGATATGCGAAACATTCTACACATGGCTCCTATCTTTATATCTTTTTTATTCTCGTCTATCCAATTGTTTAGTAGTTTATTCATTTAATATACTCTCTATATTGATTTACAAAGATTTTAAATTCCGATTCATCCATAAAGTTTATCATATTATTTTTTACTAAATGATTTAATCTTATTTCACTATTTAAATGACAGCTCACAGAGCCTATATATTTACTATCAAAATAAATCAATATGGATTGAAGATTATGCTTACAGTTTGCCTGGCAAAATCTACATTTAAAATCATTTAATCTAATCTCTATTTCTTTAGAATGGGAGAATTCGCAATTTAAATGAACTATAGTAGGTCTTTGATATTTAGTTTCATCATTATAATAAATATATACTTTATCCATTATGTTATACCTGAATTTTCTCTTAATTTACAAACACTACCAATAATTTCTGATATTGAATCATATAAATATGATTCGCTTTTGTTTTTAGGAAACCAATGTGAATATCGCCCTAAAAGTTTTATAATTTCACTTACCAAAGTACATCTGTCAAAATGATAACAATTTCGGCAGTCTTTTAATTCTTTTTGTTTATTCATTCAATAACCCCTGTATTTTATCATCAAGTGCTTTTAGCATAAAATGAAAAGGATATATTACTACTAAATTCAAAAGCTTTTTTATTTCTTTCCAATCTTTTTCATTACAATGGTGATAATCATAATCCCATTTATTATTTTCCATAAAACCTAATTTCATTATTGGAGTAGATTGCAAATTAATAAATCCGGTTTCTATAGTTGCTCCATAACCTTGATATGGCAATATCCCAAAATCATAATCTTTAGAATCAAAATTTACTTCTCGCCAACCCCATCCTATATAGGGAATTGATTTGCCTCCGAAAGATTCATATTCAGATGAATCATCGCAAATTATTTCTATTAGATTGTTAAGATTTTTGTTATTCATTTAGTGTGCCTTTTATAATTTCCCTCATTTTTAATTCAGCTTTCTTCCTGTCTTGTTTTATTAAAGTTGCGTAATCTGATTTTACATCATCTATATTTTTGCCAGTTATAGTTGCATAAGCCTCAGTTATTTCTTCTATATTGATGCTGCATTCTTTTGCTTCCTTTATATTCTTAGCTATTTCTTTAGAAAGTAGAAATAATTTTTTATACTCTTTATAATTAAGCACCTTTTGTCTCTTGAAAAGTAATTTGAAACAATGTTCACATATACATTCAACTTTGCCTGTCTTTTTTATTTTAACCGGGAGATAGTTATCTCTATCAATATCTATTAAATTATCACAATGACAACATGCAGTCATATGATTGTTTATTAATTGTGTCATTGGTAAATTTATCTTAGCATAATGGGTAGGCTTATATAATGGCCATGTTTTTTGTGTTTCATCTGACCGCCAAAAATCCTCATCTTGTCTTATCCAGGCAGTTAGCCAGTAATTATTTTTAAGTATTATTATAACCCGGATTCCTATTGGTAGATTATCGCCCTTATTGATTTTGATCCAGTCTATCATTTTATCATATGTCCATTCTTATCAATAACTATGGCCTCACCTGATTTTGAATTCTCAATATCATTTATAATCATCAATATCGTTTCGTGAGAATCTTTTCTCTTTAGCATTTCTTTGACAAGCTCTAATATCTGATAACTTCTCAATAATGATTCATGGCATCGCATCATTGATGTAGGGAGATTTTTAATCCAGTTTAAATCAGTCATAGTGCTAACTCCTTTTCTTTTTCAGCATGTTTTAATGTATAGCCTCGCAATACATACCAATTCCGCCCACAATTAGGGCAGGATAAGGCGCCGTAAAGGCCGATATCATCAATAAATATTTCTTTACAATTTTGGCAATAGGCGTATCTATCATTATTGGCTTCAAGGCTTTCAGATAGCTTTCTGTATTTAGTTGGTTTATTTTGAATTCTATTTATTATTTCTATTTGCTCTCGTATTCGCTTATTCGATTTCTTACAACTTTCTTCAATCTTTTTCATATTAGTCATACTTTCTCCTTGCTTGCATCTACAATTAAAGTGTCCAGGCGGCGAAATATAGATTCTTAATTTTAAGCATCGCCAACAAATAACATATGTTTTCATAAACGATTTATAAGCAAACCATTTGTGATTGAATAGCTTACAGATTAATTTTTTAAATATTTCATTCATTTTATTAGTTCCTCAATAACTTTTAGAATTATATCAATGACAATCAATATCCCAATAATATAAATGATCCATATTTGCTGTTTTCTTTGCCTTTCTATATACTTAGTTAATTCACCATGATCCATATCATCAATATTTCTCATTTTCAATTTTTTAAATATTTTACCCATTTTAATCCTCCTTACATTTAATATCTTCCATCTCATTCTGTACATTTTTACAGACTTCATTCATATATTCCTTTAGTTCTTCACATAGCATCTTTTTTAAGTTATCGATATATGGCTTTATGATTGGAGTAATGGCATTGTTTAGCTTATCACACAATTCTTGCATAGAGTTTCTATCTTTAAATAAATCTGGGAAAGAATGAACGACAGATCCATGTTCAAACATTATGTCCCCACGCTTATCTCTTGTTACATTAATATTCCTTTCACAATTAAAAATAATTCTTAGCTCTTCTGGTTTTTTTTCTATTTCATTCCCAAGGTAATCAACTTCATACCCATGCCATGATTTATTTATATCAGCAATTTCAAATTTAAGATTATCTAAGGATTCATTTTTTTCCTCTAAATTCTTTATTCCAAATTTATCAGTATCTTTCATATTTATTTCCCTTATTCACCTTATGCTTTCTGATTCCAATGCTTCTTTTATTGTTTTGCCAATACCAACATGATATAATTTAGTTCCTTTTATTATGTCAATTACTTGTTTATCGAAATTCTCTTCTAAATCATTCAACTTATCAATTATTCTATTTTGCTGTTTTATTATACATTTTACAATATTGAATTGTACCCCTGTAAAATCTTTTAAATTTTCCTCATCAATTAATAATTTTAATAATTTTTCCATACCCTATTATAGTATAACTTCAACTATTTTTCAACAAAAATTTAATTATTTTTAATTACTGAGTGAGATATTGATAATCCTGTAAGAATCTTTCAATTCCATCTATCCCTTCCGTAAAAGCTTGCATTCGTGGTGATTCTTTAGCTTCAAGAGTCTCTTCACCTTCCTTAACATCTGGTATACCCAATTTCTCCTCAAACCAGGACTTGCCAATACTTGCGCCTAACTTAACGGCTTCTCTCATAGCTTCAACCCAATCTTTGGGATCTGCTGCTTCTGGCCGAACTATATTCCATTTAGGATATACTGGATTTTGAAAATTAAGATCGCAAAGCTGTTTTATTATTTCGTGGTTAATAAAATATTCAAGCCCCATAATGTAAGAATCTATTAAAAAATTAAACAACTGCATTCTCACGCCCTCTTTGGCCTGGCTGCCGGCAGCTTCATTTATTGCAAGCCCCTGCCCATGCAATCTATACGCTATAGACAGATTACAAAAATTGATAAGGTTATCATAGGCTTTCCCTGGGTCTTGAAGATTTTTATTTAATATTTCAACTATCACTTTTTTGTTTAGTCTTATTCCCTTAGCAGCTAAAGGTTTCTTTAATAATTTACCAATTACTTCAAGGTCATCTTCTCCAAGTGTTTCTCCCGCTTCTGGCATTATGATAATTTTTGGAAAAACATAACCCTCCCCTAACAATCCCCACAATCTCACCTCTTCTCTTTTCAGCCACCAATAATTATAAACATCATTATAAATGCCCTGGCCATGGGGATTACTGTAGGCTGCCCCATATGTCATATATTTAAATTTGCGTGGATCAAGTGGAATGCCATTCCAACAATCATTCATTGAAATTCCCCAATTATCATTAGGATTATAATTTATTTGCCATAATCCATTAGCCTCTTGTTTAAAACAAAACTTTGAAGGTGGACGCACTAATATCCCACCCAATGATCCATCAAGAACCCAATGAAATCCATCTTGTATGTATAACAATTCAGTAAATGAATTGCCCAATTGAATAGCACCTAAAATATCTTTTAATTTTTCCATCCAGTTTGATATGGCCTTGAATTGCTCTTCAATAAACTGTGCCTCTCCTTTATCTCCCTCTCTTTTTTCTATAACTGTATCTAAGCCTATAATACGAGCGACTAATGTATACCATAAGCCTGCTAAGACAGGATCGGATTGATGCATTTTTTGTACTGCCTCTTCTTTTGTTCGGAAATCAGACCTCACTCCCAATACTTCATTTGGATCTTCCGGTTCATCACTACAGAAAGTAAACCTATCACTTTCCGCTAAAAATGCTTTATTAATTCCCGTTTCTAATCCTTTACTCTCTTGATTTTTTGTTTCTATTATATTTGCCATATTGTAATTATAATCTTATTTTCTCATTTTTTCAACTAATATTATCAAAAGCTCATCTTTTCATATAGTTCGCTTTTATATATTTCGGCTGGTTTAGATGATTTTTTTTGGATGGGATTGATGTAATGTAAAACAAAATAACGCGTTTCATCCTGAGTGTGATTATTTTTATCAATAGGTTTTCCCTTTTTATTTAACTTATAGCTAAAATATTCCCGTCGGCTTGCCTTGCAGTGTTTTGCTATATAAAACATTGGCCTGCCTATAACGGGCGATAATGCACCTTTTACTTTTTCGATGCCAACATCAATTGTATTATCGGCGGCAATCATGCGAATGCCTTCGGGCTTTGCCTCTTCCCATTCTTTCCGCAAATCAGAGCGTGATGGATCATAAACGCATTCTTTAATATAATTCCACCATGCACGCTTTTTACATATTTCTATAACTTTTGGATTTGATGTATTTTCTTCAAATATTTCATCAACTCTTGCCCATGCGTTAAGAGCAGTATTTCTGAAATCTTGCCATACTCCTATAGAAAATGCATCAGTACCGCCCCAATCTATAGAAAGATAAACCATTCTGTCGGGGCTAAAATGTACATCAATGAAATGATGCTCTTGAATTTCATGACCATATACTAAATCGGGATGGCCGATTTTATTACAAAACCATTCCGTTTCTATACTAAAAAGTGATAGAGTTTGTAGCTTTGTCAAGAAATCTTTTATTGTATAATATCCTGTGGCTTCTTTCATTTGCTTACCGGGGCAATATGGAGATAGTGGACAGGTGCTGCAAGAGTAATCTGTGCAGGCTTCGAGGCATTCCCAAATACACCAACGATATATCCGGGCATCTGGATTTTTTGAAGCACGCTCAAGCTGTTCATCCATATTTCCACCCATAACATGGTTAGTAGATGAAATTTGGAGGCAAGCTGGTATCCCATTTTTTGACATTGGTTGCGATAAAGCAATTTGCAATATATTGTCATCCATTACGTCAACTTCATCAAGTGCTGTAGTGTTGGGATGTGGACCTCTGGTTGACTTTTCAGATGCAGTCAAAATGCCTATTTTGGCTCCATTTTTAAGCCTCACCTTTTCAATTAATCTTTGTCCCTTTACATATCTTTCTTCTAAATAACATCTTCCATTATTTGCTCCTATACTCCAATAATCAGCCATTGCTTCATAAGCCCTAGAGGATTGTTCTCCACTTCCACCCAGGATAACAATATCCATAAGCTTATTCCAGAGAGATTTTAACCAATTTATCAAAGCCAAAAAATATGTTTTACTACCGCTCCTATTAGCCCATACTATTACAACAGAATAGAAGTTCAAAAGCATATCTGATATATAATCGAATTGAGAGCAATGATCTTCATTTTCACACATGCGCTTAGTAGATACCTTTATGGGTAATATGCTGTGCTTATACCTATTGTCTGCGTTCGTAAGTCTTATTATGGATTCCCTGTCCTTTACTCCATGTTTAATATACCACATTATTGAGACAAGTCTATTTGCTTCTATTTTGGCTCTTTTGATTTCATCCTGGGTATAATCCATACAATATGATAGTATGGGTTTGGGATTTTGTCAATTATGGTTATTTTGTTGAATGTTAGATTATCTTTATTTAATGACAAATAATTTAGGGTAATGACCCATCTATAGGTAGTGAAAAAAATAAAAAACATTTGATGCAGATTTTTATTTTTAATAAATTTGTAAAAAAAAAGTTGACAAATAAAAAAAATCATGCTATTTATTAAAAATTGAAGTGGAGCGGCCGGGAGTCGAACCCGGATTGTTGGATGCGAAGCCCAAATTGTTAACCGTAACACCGCCCCACTTCAATTTATTTTAATTTCATAATCAACATATTTTCTTTTTCGGTAAAGGTCTATATTGGATATTTAGTAAATTAAATAATGCAATATAATATTCATCAGGGAATCGTTTTTGCCATTTCATCAATTCCTTAGAAATATATTTTGATAATATTTCTTGTAAAGCAATTCTATCTCTTACTTCTTGATACCCAGTAGCCTCATCTACAAGTGCAATTATTCCAATTGTTGCTAATCCTCTCATTAAAATTTCGGCTTTTTTAGCGGTTTCCATTTGCTTATGAGCAAGAGCGCCGTTTTCTCTTGCTTTTAGCCAAATATTACATATTTCTGGTAATAATTCTGCATTAATCCCTTGGGCTTCTGTCCCCTTAATTGTTTTGTAAACTATCGGTATCAAAAGCTTTTGGCGAATATCACTATCAATAAATTGCTCTAATCTTTTTGCCGAAACATATTCCGGTAGAACAGCGCCGTTTTTGACTTTTTTTCTTTGCCAATGAGCGCCGCCACCCCTTTTCCCAAGCGCCCTTGCTACGCTTCTTTCCCTCAATATCCTCGTGCCATCTTCTAATACTGCACAGGGTATTGAGCTTTCCCCTAATTTAATATCCCACTTGACGGGTTGCCATGGGACGCTGGTTATTCATTTTAATTTTCTAATTTATATTATTAACTTTCACTAATTTACCATCAACCATTGTTAATTCCGTAGGATATTTTTCTTGCATTTCATTAAATGGATTTACTATTGGATTTTTAATAGCTCCATTATTCTGAATATCGGCCCATGACCAGGATTCAGCGCCAGAAACATGCAGCTTGAATTGGATTTCACCTTCTGGCAATTCGGGATGATTTGTTTCTCTTAAAATTTCTTGCACCTTATCGGCAATTTGCCTTTTTTGATTAATTGAAAACATATTTATCTCCTTATTTTAATTTTAATTTCATCCGGGCTTATATCACGCCCTAATTTTTCAGATAAGACAAGAGCTACCATAAGCCGCTTCCCCTTGCTTACCAATCCCGTCTTATTCCATTTCGAGAGGGTTTGTCTTGTTATATCGAAGTCCTTTGCAATTACTTCAAGCTTCCTGCCTATCTCGACGTTTTGTTGATCAATATATTGCTGAATTAAGGTCATTTTATATCCTATTTATTTTCTTCATACCAATTAACCATTGATTTCCATTCTTGGATTTTTGCCCAAAGATATCTTTTGTTTATTCTATCAAATTTGATATTATTAGGGCAGGAGACACACATATTGGAAGGTGCTTTATTTTCATCTCCAACAAATATATGTATACTTTTCGGCCATATACCGCCCTTTAATCTCAAATACTGAGAGCGATCTATCATCCAGTTGTTAGGATTGGATAGTAACTCTTTTGCAATATCTTGTGTTATATTCCATATTTTATCCATATACTATTATACACCAATTCCCTTTTTTTGTCTACTTTATTCTCAATTTTGTTGATTTAGGTTACAATTGCTTTTTAGCTATTTTCCGTAATGCAAGCAGTTCGCGCCAAATACCATCTCTAAGGTAATCAGTTCCGTGTATATTATATTCGTACTCTAATCGGTCAATATCATCCCCGCTTAACCAGTGATAATATAATTTATAAGCCACATCTAAGGCATCCCAATTTAATAACTCCACTGCAATCATCTTGATATTTTTACTATGGTTGATCTTATCGGGCCATATAATCTTACATTCCTGCACCATTTTTTCATGTTGTTGGGATTGATAAACAATCTTATACATAGATTTTGGAATCATTGAAGCAGCAATCATTAATTTTTTAAATTTAGTAAACATAATGTGGCTTATTTGATATAGATTTAATCAATATCAAAATCCCTTTTCCCGCAGCATGGGCAATAAGCGATATCTTTATCTTTTAGCCAACTTTTATAAGTCCACCATCTTTGCGTAAACAATCGCTTAATATGTCTTTTTAAATTCCATAATAACATTTTCCATGAATGCACAGGAGTTGATTTAATTCCCGTTTCTTTTAGGAACCAGGGATCAACATTAATATAATAAGGTTTTATATTTCTTTTGAAATCTTCTATTATAAGTGATAAAGGATTGTATCCAAATGGCCTTGATTCCCAAAATTTTAAAGTCCATTTCCAATTCCAAAAGTCATCTTGACTCCAATCGCATGAATGACAATGTAAATAAGCCATATATTATCTCCTACCCATAATAACCAATATTATTTAATATTTCTTTCTGCTTATTCCATGTATTAATATGTATATTTATCGTTCTTTTTAGATCAAGTGAGAGCAACGTAAATGTCGTATCGCAAATCTTGTCTATTTCATAGGGTATTAATCTCCCATCTTTTGATGAAAAAACTATAGTATCGCCTACTTTTGGATCATTTATTTCTTTCATAATTCACTTATCCCAATTATATAATTCTTTTGCTATCCCAAAAAGACCTACAGGTGCCATAATTATTGCAAATAAGCTAGCCCATCCTAAAATTTTTTTTGCTAAATTTTCATTAAATACTGAGATTGTTATTCCAAATATCAATAATATAAAAGCAATCGTTCCTAAAATATGTAGAATAAAGCCAATTATATCTTTGTCTTTAAAATAATACATTAAGTCTCCTTTAAATCCCTCACCAGAGCTTACAGGGGCGCCGAGGGCAAGTTTTTATTGAAATCACGTAGGGTAAACCACTAATTAGAAAAGATAGAAGGATGTAGTCGATTTTACGCTGGGCATATAACGCAACTCGTGTCCCATGGCCATGTATCACACATGGCGCCGCATGTCTCGGTATCGGGAGGACATCCATATGTAGGGCAATGTGGGTTACATGTAATTGTGCACCCAGCTGGATCGCAACTAAGCCACGGATCTGTACCTCCTTTAATTTTGCCCATTATATTACCATTCAAATTAGTAACCGTAATTTTGTTTAACTTTAATCTCTTAAATTTTGATTTCATTTATTTTACTCCTTTAAAAATGTTTTTTTTCTTTCCCACCATAACCCCGCATCCCCCTACACATCCAGGAGATTCCCCTTAAAAATAAATTTATTCATCTTCATCTTTCATCATGCCATCAATAGATTTTTCTTCATCTCCCATCTTATCCAGGATTTTATCAAATGGAGTTTCTCTAAGTTCCACTTGCGATCTATCTGTAAATTTATGATGGTGCTTCAGCAAAAATATTGCCATTGTAGTATCTATATTTTTGTGTATCGCAAATTCCTGTAATTTCATTTCCTGTAATTTCTTTGCTTTTTTTAGATACTGTAAAAACGACTTGAAATTATCTTTCAAATATGTTATGGCATGTGGGTATAGGTCCTTTTCAACTACAAGGAATTTCTCAAAAAATATATTGCCAGCATGATCGTCTGTCAATTCATTTTTATTTTTAGGGTCTTGAATATATTTAGGCATTAGCCATTCTATTAAATCTTTCCCTAATTCAATAACTATTTCTTCCGTCCACTTCACGGCATTATTATTTCCAGGCTGGCCACCTTCTTTTTTTTTATCCATCTTAAAATTCACACCCACATTTTGGACACTTATGTTTTTTGAACAGCTTTGTATTTACATCCTTATCTTTGAATTTCACATCCTCAAAATAGTTCTCCCTTATAGACTTCATGCCCTTATGTTTCTTTGTAAGGCTGTCAAGATTCAAATTGTGCACTGTTATTTCTTTATAGGCACCATCTTCCGTAATTTTTGTATATTTTTCTGCATATAAAAATATCAATTCCACGGCTTCTGTCATATCCTTACAACCAATCCATTCGCCCGATAATAAATCAGGTACATCCTCCCCCAATCCTATCTGCTCATTTAAAACAGCTTGCAAGTGGCAACCATCTAAAATCCATAATGCATCAGTGCTTTTTTGCCACAATCTATATGATCGTATAACCCCATGCTGTTTCAAAGACTGTACCAATCGCTCCTTATCCTCTTTATAAAAATCTTTTAAATCATCTACTTGTAACCACTTTGCTTTTCTCCAATCGAATAGCCCTTGCTTAATTATTCTATTTTCTATCATGCCCCTATAATAATATCAATCTCCTATTTTGTCAACTTTCTTATCTTTTGATATTCGCTTATTAAGTATAGCTTCCATTTTAATAAATTCATCTCTTGTTGATAACTGGCTTATATCAAAATCAACATTTAATTCATCCTCTGCATGATATTCAGCGGTATCTTGCATTTGAATATCAGGCATTTTAACTATATGCCTAAATCCATCCGTAGCCTCAATAAAATGATCAACTCCATCACAACGCCAACAGAATCCCTCTTGCCATTTCGCCGTTTCCCTTTTCTTAGCTTCTAAAAGACAGGCCTTTTCACTACCTAATTTAGCAAAATTTTCATAAACTATAAGCCTAAACTTACACTTTCTTGCTTTTTTAAATTCCATAATTTACTCCTTTAATTTTTATACAAATGATATGGTTTATAATATAACATTATTCCCCATCTTTTCAGAAATTTTAATAACCACACAAAACTATCTCTTTGTACTGCGTATTCATAAGCGGTATTCATTTCACGATCAAAATATTCAGAAGTATTGCTATTGCTATGATCTACTAATATTATGCTATCGCAGCTATTGCAAATCACAATATCTTTTTTTATTCCAGATTTCCAATTTGTCCATTTATATTGACATATAGGACAAATCAATCTAAGCTTGTCTTTATTGAATCTTCCGATTTTAATTTTATTCATTTTATACTCCTTTAATTTATTAATTTAATAACTTCGCCATCCTTTTGGCTGCCCTTGAAATTCTTTTCATTTTAATAAACATTAAGAGATTTTTTAACCATAGTCTTTTTTGTGATTTCCCTATTTTATCCTTCAATAGTTTGAAATTTTCCTTTACTTTGGTATCATCTCCACCGATTATAGAAATCTTAAATCTAATCTCTTCTAATTTCATTTTAAAACAATCCCGTCAATTTTAGAAAAAGATATGCAAGGTGAACACCAATAATAACCATAAGCTTTGGATAAGCATAATCTCTGATAATAAAATAGGATTTCCAAAATATTGATTTTATATCAGTACCTTTAACTTTTGTTAAATTGCCTATTAAAAATACTGAAAATGAAATCCCATAAACTATCCACAACAAAATTTTAAGTACTATCATTTTGACCTCCTTTAAAATATTCAATGAGCTTATGGCCTTTAGTTTTTGTAACAATTGGCTTTGTAATTTTTATTTCCTTCGCCATAATGGCTCCCTTATCCCAGGAAGGATCAATTGAAATTCTAAATTCCTCTGGTGTTAAATGATAAAGGGCTGCTGCGCGGGGCAAAGGAGTTTCCCCCTTTATTTCACATTCAAAAGCAAAAACATAATCCCCAATTTCCTTTGGCATAGCATTAATTAAATTGCCTAATGTATTAAAGCATAAAGGATGATAGCCCTTTTCAGCAAGCCATTTATGAGCTTTGCAAAATACTCCAATCTTATATTCAATACATGCTTCTTTATTGTCTGTTGGCACTCCGATTGATACATATTTGCCATCATGAGACCGACATACAGCTTTATAATATTTTCTTCTTTTCATTCCTCCACCTCCCTAACCCCACTCCAATACTCTTCCAATTCTGCAATATTAACCATTTTGATTTTTGTCCTCTTGCCTCTACCACCCCGTCGCCATAAGCGAGTTATACTTCCCTCGTTATATAAATCGTTTATTGTGCCCTGCGAGGGCTCCGTCCATTTCGCCGCCTCTCTTATGGTTGCATATTGGGGCTTAACTATAACTATAGCATCGAAGGGTATTATTGTTTGCTCTCCCTTTTTTTCTCCCTTTATGCAAACTACACCATAAGTTATATTATCAAATACATATATCATGTAGAAATTTGAGTCATCCTTAATTTTAAACTCAACCCCCCTTTGTTCCTGTATCTCTTTAAATTCAATCATTTTCTTTTCCATTTATTTCTCCTTATCAGCCTGGATTTTAAGTTCATCAATAAAGCCATTTCTAAGCTCCAATTTACCCCTATCAAATACCCATCCTCTTTTTGATTGTAAAATCTCTACTCTTCTACTATGTGGATTTAATGGCATTGCTATAAAAGAATAATCTCTTAAGTTGAACAGATCATTAAACACACATGTTTCAATTGTGCACCCTTCGCATGGTGCCGCTTTACAATCAATTATTTTTTTGTTCATTTTTATCTCCTATACATATTCCTAAAAATCCATAAAGTTCTTTCATGGTCTCCTTACCGGGTTCCGCTTCTTTCTCTTCCGGTCCCTCTAACCATAATTCCTCAATTTTATTCCAATCAACTTTCCTTTTCATTTCAATCCTCCAAATCTTAAATCAACCGGTATCCCCGGTTTAATTATTCCGGCTTTCTTTACTCGTACCTCAACCCGCTTTAGAATCTCACGGGTATAGTGAGCGCCCCCATCGGGCTTAATTTGATACTTTTTGACTATTATTTTTTTCATGATTACCTCCTATGATTTTTTATCCTTTTTAAATCTTTTCAATGCCGCCGTTTTAATCAAAGCATGTTCAGCATAATATAGGGAATGATTGTAAGGCAATACTCCTATAACTTCAAATATAGGATTAGGATAATCCTTAACGCTAACCAATGCCATAATTTCTCCTATATTTGCAGACATTGTGACTTCATAAATCTTACATTTAAAGCTTTGATTGATTTTAATTTCTTCGATACTTGTTACTTTGTGTTGATATTCTTGATCTTTTTGTTTCATGATTACCTCCTTAAGTCTTCTTTTAAATCTTCATTAATGAGTAACATTTCAATTTTTTTAGGAATAATCTCTAATGCTTTGGCTATCTTCCAGTCTATTTCGTCCAGCCCCATCCAATCGTTTTGGATGCACCTGCTTTGGAAATCCGTTACTAATTGCTTAATGGCTTCTTCTTTAGTCATTTTATTATCTCCTATTATTTTGACATTGCTTCGTGTTGGCATTCATAATAATAATAACACTCTTGACACTTGACATTGCTCGGAACCTGCGTCAAAATTATAATCCCTATCATCTTCATGTAATGCTTGATCTGGTTCGTTAAGCCATTCTTGCTTTTCTTCTCTATTCATCTTTATTACCTCCTATTCATCCCCAAAAGGCGTGTATCCTTCGGAGTGCTGGTCATATTCAATGGGGTCTCGAAGTTGATCCCCGCTGAAATTATAATAGTACCCGGTCTTTTCATCGTACAGTGCCTCAGTATCGGTCTCACCATACGGGACTTGCTCTAAGTTGTTAAGCCATTCTTGCTTTTCTTCTCTATTCATCTTTATTACCTCCTATTTAAATTTATTTGCATATTTTTCATTGCCATTTCTCTTGCTAAATAATACGATGTTGCCAGACAATATTCTCCTGGCTGCCCGTAATTATCATTTATCCAGCTGACAAGAGTCTTTGAAATCCTACCATTATCAAATTCGATTGAAGCTATACCATTTCTTATTTCGATTACGGTTCCGACTTCGCATTCCCGGTGGTCGTAAATTTTTGTGTTTAGCATGTTGTTGTCTCTCTAAGCTTTAGTATTTTCTAGCTTAATGATTTTAAGCTCTTTTGTTTTCCTGCTCCACTCAAAAATCACTTTGCCGATTTTTACTTGAAAAAAATAAGTTCCTTTTCTATAAGTCATTTTAACACTCCTTGCAAGTCGTTAGCTCCCGGCTAACTCTTACACTATTATTATAGTATAATTTTGTCCATTTGTCAACTATTTTGTACAATTATTTTTATTTTTGTACAATATATTGTTAAAAATGGATTATATACCCCTATGTCGTAACGTTATGTTACGATTTTTAGTTTATTTCTTTTTTAATCCCTTCCAATATTGTCTTGCGAATCGTTTCGCTTCACTTTTAAACGTCTTATTTGGAATGTACTTCACGTCATACGGCGACATAAATTTATTAAACTCTCTAATATAATCAAATAGCATGTCCTGGTACAACCCATAATCATAAGTTATATTATCGCATTTTTTCCTGATATGGCCAGTCCTTTTTAGCCAATGCTCAAAGGGCAATCCAGGATTAATCCCCGATATAATAGCCTTCGTGGTATTTTTTATAGTCCCTTTCATGTTACGTAATTCCCTGCCTTTCTTGAAACATGCGCAAAGCTTCTTTAAATCTTTCTGACTCAAAAATCCATCCGGGTCGCAATGATAACCCAATAATAGTATTAGGAATTTGTCCGGCTTTTTCGTTTTCGACTTCTTTAAATGCCAAAATACATCGCCTCCCTCAAAGACTCCGAAAACCTCTCTTTTGGTTCTATTATTCAAATACGTTATTTGATCATAGAATGGCGTCCCAATACCTATAGGTATCCGTTTGTCAAGCTTATGACAAAAGTTTACCATCTGCACGCTCCATTCACGTGCCCCACTTATCCAAGCATTGTATATTTCCCAATTTAGGCATAGTAATGTATTGTCGGGTAGCATAGGGGTGAGCTTCTTTAAGAATTCCTTTTGCTTAGATATTCCATAATTAAAAAAGCCTCGCACCAGGTTACGTCCTTTTGGCACCGGCCCACCGTTTTTAGAGTTCCACAGATGCGAATCCGCAAACCAGCGCCGCAAGGATGAACCGTCTATAATAATAACAAGGGCACAGCCAATCCCATCAAGTCTTTCCGCTTCATTCTTGATATAAGCGAATGCTGCTTCATTCCACCCGGCCCAATTAGATTCAATTTTAGACCCTTCCTTATAAAGCCATGGACATGTCTTTGCGCCTATGAGAAATTGCATTTGGATATAAAAGGTATTTACGCCGGATTTTATCATTTTTCCAAATAGTGGCCCCTTGGGCACACCATTTTGACCACTCGCGAAAAGATATTTTATCTCTTCACCGACCCCGACCTTAAAGAATCGCGGGTTTTCTTTAGAGATTGTTAATTTCATGTTATTCTCCTATTTTACTTTTTTATAAACACAGCCATCGTAAATTAGATTGTCGCCAACCTTAATTACTTGACTTCTTTTTATTTCTTGTTTTGAAACTAAATAAATCCGTTCATGCTGATAGGGCTTGGTTATAGTTCTCATAATCACAATAACTAATAAGAAAGTTATCAAAGACATTATAATTGCTATCATTATTGGCAAAACTTTCTCTTGATAAAATTTTTTCATGTTTCACTCCTTTTTTAAATCTAAAAATCTAATCGAAATCTTACCATCATGATTATATAGCCCAATAACCTCGCCTACATGGGGCATATCAATCACGATTAATAATTTATTTAGCCAATCATTTTTAGAATCCTTTTCCCAATCCGGTATATCAATATCTTTAATTTTGTTTTCTGAATAAGGACTCAATTTATGATCTGGCAAAATTATTTTTAACCACTTGATGGCCACCTCAAAGGGTATATCAATTAAGTGGCTAAACCCATAATCATGGGGATATGTTACTGTATCCCCTGGCATCCAATTTTCCTTTTTTAAAATGTTCATATTTTATTCTCTTTATTTTTGGATTCAATTAATCTTCGTTAAAAAATTAAAGCTTAATTGTTTATTTTCCATGACAATATGTTCCAGGTTTAATTCCGCTTGCCTATAATAACTTTCTTTCAATTCACTTCCTATTCCTTTTCTGCCCATAGCAACTGATTGATAAACTTCTGAGCCGATCCCCATAAATGGAGAATACACAATATCTCCAGGATTACTCCATAGCAATACTCCCCTTGCTATCGTATCTAATTGTAACGGGCATATATGCTTTTCATCTTTTTCATCTCTTGCAGATGTTTTTTGTAATGTTTTTGATTGCCTTATATCCATCCATACAGGAGATGCATATTTTTGCCATGTTACATGCTGATATTTTAATCCTGATATTTTAGGTGGATTAGATCCAAAATATTCAAATTCTGTTAGCCCATTTGGGTGTTCTATTGGCTCTTTATTTTCTCCATGCTTCCGCATTGTAATTAGATAATCCGGTAAGCCAGCCCGGCATACAGCGGAATCCTTGACTATTTGCTTATGCATTAACCCCAGGGCTTTTGTTCTTGTCGCTTCAATTAAAGGATCTTTCCATATAATGTGCCTTGAATGATATATTAAACCAATCGACTCAAAAAGTCTAATGATATCTCCTGGAAAATCTCTTAAGCCAATATACCCATGATTTTGTTTTTGAATTGGCACATCAATGCAGTGAATAACAATGCATCGGCCTGGCTTTATCATCCTTTTTAATTCAATCGCCAAATATTTAAAGTGTTCAAAAAATTCTTGATAATTTTGTGAATTTCCTAAATCACGACCTGAATCTGAATATGTATACAATTCAGGAAATGGTGGTGAAAAAATAATAAGTCCTACTGAATTATCAGGAAATACTTTTGCTATTTCAATACTATCGCCTTGATAGATAGCGTAATCTTCTGTTATTTTTTGATTTAAACAATTAATATTTAATTCCATTTTTATCTCCTTTTAGCCACACTGGTAAATGTATTTGATTTTTTGGACTATAATTTGATTTTTTTTTATCTTTTCCTTTTATATTTTCCATAACGTATTTTTTAGTATGTTTTATCATATATTTTCTCATTTCTAATGCATTTTTTTCTTTTCTTTTGATATTCTGTAAAACATTTCCTTCAATACTTGATGTCAATATGTGAGCGGTTACATTGTTTGTTTGCCCAAACCTCCAGCATCTGCGGACAGCTTGATAATATCTTTCAAAAGAATCAGATAAGCCAAAAAATATAACATTTGAACATAATTGAAAATTCAAACCAAACCCTAAAATAGATGGCTTACTTATCATTATTAGTTTTTCTTTATTTAGCCATCCATATATTTGCGCTTCTCTAATTTTTTCACTTTGCGATCCTTGCAATCCCCTTAATGAGAATGCATTTACAAATATTTTCTCTAAATAATCTTGCTCAGCATTCAAGTCTACCCAAATAAGAAGTGGTTTATTTAAATAACCATCATAATTATTAATTATTTCTAAAGTTTTTTTTGCTTTATCACTTATCGCCTTACGTCTCGCCAATCTTCTTTCGGTTAATGTTTCTGCCATTTTAGGGAATAAACATCCAGGCATTATCTCTTTAGATTCTATTATATGATTAATAATTTTCAACTCTGGCAAATCAAATCCATCATTCTTATACCCCAAATCGGACGGCTCGTGAATAATCGCTGCCCACGATGCTACCCATTCCCAAAATTTATCAATGCAATGCCTTTTTAATCTCCATTTTTGAGTTTGCGTTTGATCATTTATAAAGAAGATCGCTTTCATTTCTCCAACTGTCATATAACCTAAAAATTCAGCATGATTACCTAATTCCATAAAATCATTTGGTGCAGGAGTTGCAGTACAACATAATTTATATTCTATATTTTTGGTATTTTCAATTAGCCATGACCGCCATTTTCCTGTTTGGGATTTTAAGATACTTGATTCATCTAAGCAAATAGCCCCCATTTTAGATAAGTTAAATTTGTGTAATTTTTCATAATTAGTTATATTAATTCCCCTTTTTATATCATCTTGACTTTCTGCAATATTTATCTTATAGCCAAACTTAATGCCCTCTTGCTTTGTTTGCTTTGCTACATTCAAAGGAGCAACTATCAAACTTTTATTCACTATAAAATTGAGACATTTCAGAAATTCCATTTGCATAAACGTTTTGCCTAATCCTGGACTTGCAAATATTGCAGCTTTCCCTTTCCTTAAAGACCACCAGGTTATATCTTTTTCAAATTCAAACATTTTTAAATTCAAATCTTTCCTTTTAATATTAATGCCATAGTTTTTAATTGGCAAAGTCTTACTATTTAAAAATTCTTGATAATCCATTTTGTCTCCATATTGAATTCATTGTAAGCCTTGTTAACCTTCAATTCAACTTCCTGTTTATGCTCTGATTTCGGCTTAATAAAAGCCATATAATCAAAAAGTGTTTCTCCTGATAAAGTAAATTGTGATATTCCTTTCTAAATACTATTTTACTCAATTCATATAATTCATTTTTTTCTTGTATTGTCATCCCGTCACCTCCAATAAAAAATCCTTTATTTCATTTTTTGTCAATAAGCCCGTTTTAATACCTAACGTTTTGCCATTCTTAAATATGGCTAATTTAGGAAATTTTACAATCCTGAATCGTTTCTCCATTTCGGTCTCTTTTTCAAGATCGCATTCATACATTTTGATACTCGCGAGATTGCAAGACTTAAGGTTTTCAATAAGATTCCTACCGATTTGATCATTCTTTCTAAACACAACCATAATTATGAATGGCTGTAGCAATACTTTTTTATAGTTTTGATCTGTTAGTTTATTCATATTATTACCTCTATAATTTCATCAATATTTTTATCTTTCATTTGTTTCATTTTATTACCCCCCTGTTCTTAGCTTCTTCCATGGTATCTTTATGAAATTGAAATATCCCATGCTCTATAAAAAGCTTTAATACATGGGAAGCTAAAATATCTTCATCTAATTTTTCACTAGCGTGTAGATTCATGTGTATTTTAATCGCCTCTTTGAATTTTTTTTCACTTTGTTTATTATCATATTTTATTATAAACATTTTTCACCATCCTATTACAAAGCCCTGATAACTATTTAACTTCGTTACTTTAAAGAATTTTTTTTGTTCTTTGAAATTTATGAATCCATCTTGCCGTGCAAAACTATCCAATATAATGGATCCTTTGACTTGATTAAATTTATCTATTTCAATCTTATCATGATAACTTATTATCTTACTGTTTAAATTTAATTCATTTCTGAAATAATCACTTGCTATAAAATCATTTGATATACTTATTCTATAACACCATTTGCAAACAGGCTCTTTTCCTTTAGACCATACCCGTTCACACGTTTTTTTTCGTAAGTCAACGTATTGATAAAGTGTTTCTCCTATCTTTGCAGGCCTACCTCTTATTGTATGCGGTTTTGTCCAATCTCTAAGATCGTTTAAGAATCGTCTTTGGAATCCTAATAGCATTTTTTCACCACTTATTTATTATTTCATTTCGATTTATTATATCTTGCACTACATATTTATGTGCTAAAAGTGTACTATATGCATCCATTAAGGCGCCCTTTCTGCTTCCATTAGCAGCAATATAACATCCCGTTGAATATTCGCTAACCCAAAAGAGATTAGTATTTTCATCAGGATAAGTCAGGACACACCTAAATGGAAAATTTTTGAATTTGATTAAATTGCCAGTTTTTATATGTGACGTTATGCCACATATTCTAAATCTTATCTTTTCACCTATTATCATTTTATATCTCCTGGCCATCGCTTATATTTATTTCGTAATAAAAATCAATAATTTTCCCATTTAATATGACTTTAAAATTATTCTTAATAAATAGCGGTATTTTATTCTCTTCACAAAAATGTATTAATTTAATAGCCCATTCCCATGATGGATGAAAATTGCTTTTCCTTTCAGGGGTTTCGGTGCCTACCATAATCCAATTAAACCGATTAAGTATTTTTTTAAAGTCCTTTAATTCTACTTCTTCTTGAATAGGCTCAATTGAAAAAAACCAATTTTTACCATAATTATTCTCAAAAAGGTTAGTCATTTTAAGTTTTCTTAAGTCTGCATTTTTTGTTATCGTTATGCCTAACCAGCAATTAGGAGGGAATATAAAATGCTTATATATCTCTGGATATTTCGTTAAAAATATAAAGGTATGATTTTCGTTTTTGTTTAAATCAGTCACCTTCAAAACTCTTTGTATCCATTCAGGTTTCCAGAATCTTATGTCACTCATGGAGCCTACAAAAATCCTTGAAGGTTTTTTTGGGAATGATTTTTGGAAATTATTTTCATTCCATTGGACATCTTGAAATGACTCCATTTTTTTGTATTGGGGTAGATAATCCTTGAAGCGATTATAATATTTCTCAGCATAACACTGAAACTTCTTTTTTTGTGTGCAGTTTCCCTTACATCCATCGACCGGATTCCAAATATAGTCACACCATTCAATACCTGATTCACTTATCATTCTGCCCTCTCATAATTATCACATTGCATGCAAATCTCCACCATGAGATTATAATTAATCCATGACATAGCCTGGGTTAACTTTATATTGTGTTTTTTATTAAATTCATTCCAATCTTTCATTTTTTCACATTCAGTCAAATGGATACAGATAAAGCAACCTCCTCTAAAATTGATAAAATTAACTAATGATTGTTTTTTCATCTTAAGTCCTCCTCTGTAATCTCAATTCCATCTATCATGCAGCGCCTTTCTATTCGTAGAATCTCTTCTTCCCATAAAGCTATAGAGGTAAATATAGCAATTCTTTTTTTACTATCCACTGTAGGCTTTAATTCTTCAAGTATTCCAATATAATGCTTTGCTAACTTAATACTTTGAATGACTCTTTGTCTTTCTGCTTCTTTTTCGGTTTTATAGGTCATTTCTTATCCTTCCACCATTCTAATCCATCATATTTTTTAGGGGTTTTACATGATGTACAATCATCAATTTCATTTATTTGATAATATGAGCAATAGTGAAATGATTTAAAGCCAAATTTCTTTAATGTTTCTTTTGCTTCTATGTATCTGTAATACGGACAAGCTTTATTTAATTTTTTCATTTTTTATCCTCCCACAACTCTGGGCTTTCGTGGATATTGCCGATTTTTTCTATACCGGATATATATTCAATTAGTTCTTTTTCAGATTTTAATTTGTATTTTTTTAATAAATATTGCAGTTCGCCTTCTTCTGGATCATCCCATTTTAAATCTGAATCCTGAACCCTAAAGCCTCCCAACATTTGCTCTTTATCAATTTTTTCATGGTATATCCAAGATAACGGAACAATATGACCAAAAGAATTATTATCAACCTCCCGTTGGATCGTAAATCGATCTTTGTAATATACAATTGGGCTGACAATTTCTCTTATATATGGTTCGAGCGGCTCCCTGTAGTGCCCATCGGGGCAAGGCATATTATCGCCATAATGATCTTGATAATAACGAGATGGTAACCTGATTCTGACTATATCATCTTGATAAAGCTCTGCTTTATTTTTATCTTCAAGTCCGATCCGCTTCATTCTGATACATTCTATAAATTTAACTCCCGTTTCTATTCCTTTATGATCGAAATATACACGTTCTTCTTTGAAATTTATTGAAACTACATCAAAAATCTTATCCAAACAATTCACATAGACTCTATATTCTGAATTCATTCTAATCCTCCCTATTTAATTCAGGAAATCCCCGAAAGCCTGATGGGGTAAATCTGTATGCTGGCAAAGATTTAAGAATCGGTAAATATTTTCGATAGAATACGGCGCGGGCGGTGAAGGCTTTTTTGATTTCAGGGGTTAATTCATGTAATATTCCATTATTTCCCAATATTTTAAAAACTTTTTCATAGGAATTAAATCCTGAGCAAAAAATATCTAAAGATAAAAAATCATGAGAATATTTAAGATAAAGTGGGCATGGGATACAACGTTTTGTTATTTTGCATAATTCGCAAGTGTAGGGCGAACAATAAGGTTCCCCTATTCTCGGATTCTCATATCTATCAAGCTGCCGTTCCCAGGCTGCTAATATTTTTATTTTCCAGGTCATTTTAATCCCTCCACATTTTTCTTGAAATATTTATGCCAGCAATCTTTACATTCATAACTTCTCCCATAACTTGCAAATTCACAAATTGATGAACTTGTGGGGGGACACGGGGGTATAGTCTCATTAAAACTTAATAATTCAAGGTATTTTTTATAACCTATACCTATTAATTCTAAATTTTCATTGAGAGTTTTTAATTCCATTTTAACTTACTTCCACATTTCTTTTATATTTTCGTTTACTTGCGATATGTCAATCTTTGTAATTGTATCCATAATATCACTAAATAAATATTCAATTCCACATGAGCGGCAAATAATTATATCACCATAAATATACCAGCGCCGACAATTACAGCCGCACCTTATGGCTTCTTTCATTTTAGCCTCACTTCTTCCCAAATGGCCTCCTATAAACATTTAGTTTGAACTTATCATTAAATGACATTATGTTAGCGCTCACTATTTTACATTGAGGATTTTGTAATTTAAGATATATCTCATCTTTCATTTTAACCTCCTGTCGGGGCCGGTCATTTCTTTTATCATCTGATACCAAATTGCCTTATAAATAGATCCGGTTTCAGCAAACCTGTCGTGTGTTGTGGGGTAATTTTCTTCTAAGCTTCCCGTTATTACATTTCCATAATCATCCTTTGTAATATCAGGATTATCATTTATCGTAATAATAATTTTATCAGCCCTTAAGCTATCCCAAAATTCCTCAAATTCACCAATAAAATTTTCAGTTTTTACTTTCGGTGTATTCCAAAAGTCATCAATTATAAGAAAACTACTATCAACTAATTTTTCATATTGCATACAATAATCAGTCTTTTCAATTCCACCATATGTTATTAAATGAAATATTTGTTGTAGTTTGGTCGCGCGGATACAATTCGTAAGCCCAAATCTATATCTGTTAACTTTAGCAAATTCACTCATAGCCCAATAAGCAAAAAATGTTTTGCCAATTCTTGTTTTACCCCAAATCAAAAGAGTACGAGCGTCTTTATCTTTTAAAAATTCATTGCCAATTTTTATCCAATCCCTTTTATAGCCTGCCGGATTCCATTCAACCTGATATTGTTTAGGGATGTATTTAGTTTTTGATATTTCATGCTGACAGCTACAGGGGCGGAAATATTCTTTTTCATCTTTTTTATATCTTTCCATATTGGTTCCATTACAAATTTCACAAACTTTCATTTTCCCCTCGGTCTCCTTGGTTGCTGTACATTATTCCATTTAGCCATATCTGCAAATTTTTCCATAAGATTTTCGTTTGATAAAAAGACGGTTAAATTTTCAAATATCTTATACCACTTTTTTCCATATTTATATTGAGTCCACCCCCTTTGTTTACATTCATTAAAATATTGGCTGACTCTCCTTGCGATACATTCCATATCTGTACTATTTGCCTTTGCTAATTTTATAGCTTGCTTAAAAGTTTTAATATTAGTTACTGTTATTTTTGTAATTTCTTCAAAAATATTTTTGGCCTCTTCTTCTTTACTTTCCTTTACTATACTCTCCTTTCCTTTACTTTGGGGTTTAATGTCAGCATTAACCTCTTTGAGTGGGGTTTCTGTGGACTTTAACGCCAATATTTGGGTCTTAGTGTATACATTTATATCCCTACGCTGGTAAACTGTAGACAAGTTGTCGATAAAATTTTGACTTCTTATTATTTTTATTTTCCATAATTCTTGATCTATTGCATCAACTTCCGCAAGCGTGTCCAGTATCTTTTCTGCATTTTCCCCACTCAATAGGGTTTTTGCTAACAAAAATTTCCATGTATTTTTGTTATTGCAATCAACAAAATGATGCTCTGTGCTGCCTAATAATTCTAATATTTTAAACCAAAATGCGTATCCATCATTTTTAAATTCCGATTCAAGTATATAAATCGTTTTTCCATTTGTTGTAAAATGTGGAAAATAGTCAACTGTTGCTTTTTTTGGTCTTGACATTTTCTTTATTTTTCTCACTTAAATATTTAAAATATGAATCAATTACTATTTGTTGTAATTTAGGATTTCTCATAACATGATCTATTGCACTAAAAACAACGTGTTTTAAATGATTGAATTTCCAAAATGGAATTTGATAAACCATTTCATCAATATCGCTTGATGTCACCCCGATCATTGATAGTCCGCTAGAAAGCATATTGATTACTAGTTGGAATTCATCTTTTTCTGTTTTATGGCAATTTTCACATAGTGTTACCAGGGATTCATTAGGATATTCCCATGGCTCAAGAGTATTATTATAATAACAATGATGAACGTGTAGTGTGGTTTCAGTATCACAGCAACGCTGACATATCCATAAGTCCCTTTCTAATATCTCTAACCTCTTCTTTTGCCACCGTGGATCACGGAGCTTCTCTGAATAACTCTTATAATCGTTTTTCATATTTTCTCTGGCTCCGGGATTTCCAATCCCCTTTCAATTGATACTTCAAGCCACAGCTTTTTTGCGTCTTTGATGTTCTTTAATACCTCTTCTTCCGTTTCGCCCTGAGTACAACAGCCCCTTAACTCTACAATCCGTGCAACAAACCCCCCGTAAGGGTCAGGTATTATAATTGTGCTATAGGATAAGTTTAAATAATATTCAAGATTTTTTTTCATGACCGATCTCAAAAATAACACAGCCACCCGGAAGGACACATCGGTCATGTGGAATCTTCCGGGTATAGGCTGTGCATATATCTTTATATGGGCTTCGCAACCCACAACGGGTGTCAAAATTGCTTTTTTTAACCGATGTGTCATTTTTCATAACATCCTTATTATATCATTCCTTCTTCTTTTTTGCAAGCTTTTTCTCTAAAAAATCTCTCATTTGACTTTTGTTATTTATCTTATAGCTAAAAAAATTACCGATTTTTTTATTAAAATCAGGAAATTTCGCTAAACTAAAAAACCAGCACATTTTTATTAATTTATTTTTTTTCATTTTTTAATCATTTGTCAACTATTTTTAATTTTTCACCTAATGATATATACCAAATGCCATTAATTAATTTTGGTATATAGCTTCCTTCTACATTACCATTTTCTAATCCTATCTTTTTGTTTAGCTTTAAATAACTAATTACTATGGTTAGCTGATAACTTAGAGTATAGGCGTTTGATTTATTAATTTTCCTAAACTTTAAAGAGTTATTTTTTTTTGAATATGCAATACTGATTCGATCTGGCCATTCCCATTTTGAAATATCACCAAAATATCTACTAAGATAAATATAATAATTATAATAACTTTCAGAAGTCTTATATAATTTTATAGTTATAATCGGTTTTTTATGTTCATAATTATACATTTTAACTTTATGTTTTCTTAAAATTTGATAAGCCATACTATTGGCTATTTGATATTTTTTAGCAATTTTCTTTATATCTTTATGCTCCCTGTATTCATCACAAATCTTTAATTGCTTAGTGATATTAATCCCCTTTTGATGTTCCGCACGATGGCAAGATGCACATAAAATTTTTATATCATCAATTGATGTGGCTGGTTCTTGGATATGGTGTATGTGTATATTCTTTTTACTTCCACATTCACAACATTTATTTTCAGTAAATCTTTGTAAAACTCTATAGCTATCGCTTTTCCTATTATTAGAATTTTTAAAATATTCTTTTAGTGAATTAACGGGATTGCCCGCATTCTTATTGCCACGCTTTATTCTCGGTATTCCTAATTTTTCCATTTCTTGTTGTATGTATTGATGAGAAAATTTAAATCTATCAGCTATTTCTCTTAGGGTCATATTTTTGTTGTGATATAAATCTGTCAGTTCTTTTTTTAGTTCTGATTTATTAGAGTTTAGTTTTCTCATTTTTTATTAATTATTTCTCTTGAAATTTCTTACATTGCTTTTCTTTAATATACACAAATGTAGTTTTATGTTGGTTACATGCAACACCTATTCTATTTAAGCATATGAAAAATTTCGCATTTAAGCATGTATAGCAAAGAGATTCTTTCACAGTTTCACTTGCCATCTGATAATGCCACAAAGTTATATTCACATCCCCTCCAGTTCCGGTATATCAAGTCCCATTTTAAATGCCGCTTCAAGCCACATTTTTTTGTGAATTTTAAGTACTCTCATGGCCTCCGCTTTAGTTTTCCCCCACGCCACGCAGCCTTTTAGCTCTTTAATTTTTATTCCAAATCCGCCGTCATATGGCTCCACAATTACCGTATAAGGTAACTTCATATAATAATCAATATCTTTTTTCATTCGTATCTCTCCTAACACTCTTAATTTCTACCCCATCACTATTTTTAATTTTAGTAATGCCAGGTATTTCGTGCCCATCTATTGTATAAAATGAATATCCACTTATCCCCACTACCTTCTTAATATTATCAATCCAGGTAAGCAATTCTCCTAAACCTAAATCATCTTTTGGGATTCTATAGTGTATGGTTCCTTTCCATCGTAGGACTATTTGTTCATTGTCTTTTTTCATTATTGTCTCTTTTCTCATAATAACGAAAATGCCCGTAGTATTATATAAATAGCCCCGACAACCAATAAAGAAAATCCTATATCGAATATCCAATATTTTATTTTATCTTTCATCCCTTAACTCCTTATCCCATTTCCATCCTTCAATCTCAAAAACAGGAGTTGGTTCTTTTTCACCATTTTCAACAAATAATTTATTTAGCCTAAATAATCCACCACTTGTATAATTGCAAGGTTTTATTTTATTTCCTATTTCACCCTTGCACCCAGGTATTAATCTACCTATGCAACTAAAATGAATTAATCCCATAATTCTATCAGCCGACATATCAATATTCAATTCGCCACCTAACTTTAAAAAATCATTATAGCTTTGAGTATTTCCACAATTGGGGCATATAAATTTAATATCTCTTTTGTGGCCAGCTTTTCCACCAGCAATTTCAATCATTTCCTGAAACTTTTCTAATGTTATAGTTCTTATTTCATCCATTTTAATCTCCTTTTAAATTTTTAATATTGCGAACCGGGGAGAGGGCATAAACCTATACCCTGGTCGCTAATCTCCCCGGCGTCGTTATAGGTTAATATTTTTGTATGATTTAGTTTGCAGCCAGCTTTCAGGGTCACCACTCCCTGTTTATTTTCCGCCTCTTGCATGACGTACTTCTGGCCATGTTGCACCTCCTTTTTTAGATTAATTAATTTCATTTATCTTCTGCTTTTTCTTATTATTAACTCAATTCTAAATTCCCAAAACAAAAAAATAAAACCAAAATGAATTTCATCATTAAGCCCAATTGTTGAATTTCTTAAAAAAGATAAGCTAATATAGATGGTAGGAATTAAAAATAATTGCTTTATATAACGTGCAATAATTATTATCCGTTTATACTCTTTTATCATCTTTGCTCCTTTTTTAGATTTTTAATAATGCGGAATAACCGGCATGGGGTTGGATACTTGTGCTTACTTTGTGAATCGCGCGTGGTAAACATATCCTTTGGGCGCCTGCTTGTCAAGATTTCCCCGATATTATATTGCCTGCTTGACCGGCATATCACGGAATGCTCTCGGTTATTCAAATTAATGCCGTGGGGCGCAACGGTTCGGGGGATGGGGAAATCTATTCCGGTTAGGAGGCCATCTATTCGTTTATCCTCCCGTACTTGTCTCAATTCTCTATTGTAGTTACTGCGCCCCTTAATTATGGGATTCATAGTATTGCAAGCACCCGGTGAGCACCTTTCCATATGGGACATTTGTTTGACACTCACCGGGGCCTCTAATGTATTAATGCAAAACCCGGCAGGACTTTGAACCGTGTGATCAAAAAATATAGGAGGTTTTTTGAATTTGGCCTTTGCGCCTGCCGGGCTTTTATTTTTATTGGAGGGAAATAGTTCTCTTATTGCCTTATCAAATTTTTCTTTATCTTCCTTAAGCTCCTGCTCGTTTTTGCGTTGCCTATGATCTTCATTGCAGATTCTTTTCCCACAATGAATCCCCATAAAAAATGTCAGGATAAGAAGGATGCACCATATTATAAAAAATAAAGTAAAATAATCGCACTTAAAATCCTGCGCTGGGGTTATGGGATCGCCGTGCTTTCTCATTCTATCTCCTCAATCCAAATATCAATCCCTGGAATTTCGCTCCATACTTTTTTTAAATTATGCATTTCAACTACTTTGCAATCATCCTCAATTAATCTGTCTTTAATCGCATCAAAAAGGGGCTTCTGCAAATTATCAGTCAAATCAGGTTCTTGCCCACAATGCGAACCCCACAATATTTCCCATTTTGTAGAAATATAATATATCAATTTTCTTACAATTAGATTGCCCCTTAGCTTCCTGAAATCCCTACCTAATTCTTTACGCATGAGATAATAAACAGCCTTTTGATATTCTCTTTTCTCTTCTGTTTTGTATACATGGGGCTTGCCATTCTTAAACCCAATTCCATCCGATTGATAACACCGGGGTTCAATTTTGATTTGGACTTCTATTTTGTTCATTATGCTTTTGTCATCGTGACATTTGAATCAAGTTCGTAAATTTGACTACACTTACTACATTCCACCTGAATAATTTCTTCAAAGTTCATCTCGGTATATATTTTGGACTGACAATTTTGACAAATCATTGTTATTTTTCCCATTTTATACCTCCTGATAATCGGGATTTGAACCTGATAAATCCAATTTTATAATCGAAACTCTACAATATTCACTTGCACTTACAGTATATTCTTTTTTTTGTACTAGTTTTTTTTCGATTACAAATTCATTGCAAATAAACTTATCACCATCAGCGTCTTTTACGAGATGTTTAATTGATCTATCAAGCTTTTCGTATTCCTTCGCCCTTTCATATAGTTCTTCTCTTTTCTCTAACATGCCCAAAAATTCATGATCTTCAATCATTTTGGCAGCATCCATCTTTATGGGCGGTAAGCAAATATGTCGATATTCACATTTCTTACATATGTCAACATTAACCTCTCGCTCTGGGAATGTCTTTTTTTCAACATGCTTATTTATTAACTTGCATTTGTTTTCAATTTCAATAAACTTTTTCCCATCTGCCAGTATTTCGATTACTCTCAAATCCTTAGCCGTTTTGTTCTTTAGGAGTATCCAAAATTTTGGATATGACGACAACATCATGTAGGCTTGCATCTGCCATTCCCATTTTTTCATCCAGTATCGCCTTTCAAAATCTTCAATAGTTTGAATTTGTGGATATAGATTAGGATCACAAGTTTTAATATCAAAGGGAACCTCTTCTCCTGTAGCGGTGTCGGCCAATACGCCGTCAATGTGCCCAGTTAAATTTAAATCATTTTTGGGGAAAGACATATTTTGGAGATATGCTCTATACCCCAATTCTTCAAGCCATTGAGTGACCGCTTTTTCTTGATCATTTCCTTCTCCAAATATCATATGAGAATAAGGGCTTAATGGTAATGCTTTATCCCATGATGTTCTGCAGTAAACCAGATATCGCATACAGGGGTGCCCAATCCCACTCGCCCTATTAGAGTGAGTCGGGAAATTTTCCTGCTTCCTTTCGTAGTATTCCTTTATTTTATTTTCAAAATTTTCTTTTTCCATAATCTATCCTAAAATGGCAAATCGCCCTTATTTCCTTCTCTTCTTATCATAGCTTTATTGTACCACTCATTTAATGTATGCTTTTCTTTTGTCTTAATGAATCCATTTAGCCATTTTTCAGTTGTTATTTTTCGGACATCTGTTAAGCCTTTAAAACCATTTGCAATTTCAAATACTGTCATTTTATATTTCTCTTCATTGTCTTCAAAGTTTTTCAATATTTCATCATGTAACGCTTGTTTTTTTGTTTGATCCGCCGGTTCTTTTTTTTCTCCATTTTCTGTTTGGGATTGCGACTCTTTACCTTTGCCATATGTAACGGATGCACCTTTTTTGCCCTTTAAAAGTGGATCATCCCAGCTTAATCCATTTAATGCTAACATTTTCCGGACACAAATACCTAGACCATTAGTAACGGATTTTTTCATTATATTAGGCTTTGAAATTTCAAGTCTATCTTTCCAAATCATTTTGCCAGTAGCCTTATCTTTTTTCTTTGCATAAAACGGATCCCTTTCAGATGCTACACCTAGATTTGATTCTTCCTCAAACCAGGCGTGCCAGGCCCTCACCTTTGTAATTATTATATAGTATTTCCCCCTGGAATCTTCTGCTTCTTTCTCAGTTTGCCATAATGGTTCATAGCTAATTCCAGTACAAAATATAATTCTCGCAATCCCTTTATCATTACAATAGGGGTTGCCTCCCATATCATCCCAATCTCCTTTAATCGTACGCTTAATAGCTGCATTCCTAATATGATCAGAAAGCTCCATTTTTTTATCAATATAAGCTTTTGCTTCGCCAACACTCATATTTAACAATGACATTGACGCTCCTGTTTTTTTTTCATGAACCACGCTATATTGCGGTTCAATAATTTCAATCGAATCTTTTCCGTTTTTTTCATCTTTCATTTTTTATTCTCCTTTTTATATTTTACCAATCCCTATCTTCCCATGGAACCCTAAGAAGCTGATTCTTTTTCTTTTTAAAGGCATTTTGTATAACTTTAAAACTGCCTTCTTCTTCACTTTCTGCCTTTCTCATTTCTTGAACACTTTCAAGCCTAAGCTTGTCTAATTCAGGCATTGTTTTACAATCATTAATTTTTTTTAATATCATTTTTTCTCCTTTTCATATTTTTTTATTATATCATATGCATTAAATTTTTCTCTAATCTTCTTGTCCTGATTAAAAGACAAGAGAACTTCAATCAACTTATCCGTTTCGTCTATACTATCTAAATCACTTCTTATATAACCCACAGTTGTGGACTCTGATTGCCTATTGACAATCATTAGTATCGCTTCACATTCCGGCTTATCTTTGCCCATTTCATCACCTGAGACAGAAGATCAATTGATTATAGAAATATTCAATTTCATCTTTGCCTAAATCATGATTGTCAATAAATTCCCATATTGCATTTACCAGTGTTTTTTTTGTTGCCTTTCTAATTAAATTCCCGCAATAAGAATCCAAGCTCTCTGTTCCAGCAGTATAAATGCGCCAATTTTTTAAACTTTCATATAATTTATCTTTGCTCATTTTCTAACTCCTTATAGCAATTATCACAAATGTCAGAATTGACATTATAATCATTTTTGGTAAATAAGCACCTACAGCGATTACACATTTTTTTATATTTATCCCAATTTGGACTTGATACATTAAGGGAATGTTCAATCATTTTTAATGAATCTTCTTTTTCTTTAATTTTTAATTTTAATTCTTGAATATCTTTTTTCAACTGTATCCTTTTAGCATATAATTTTAATATAGGATTATCTATTTTTTTATATAATTTTTCTTCATGCCAGCATCCAGAGCCGCCGCCATTTCCCTGTATGTCAATGTAATTTTCAACATAAACCCATCCCCTATTCTCGGCATAATTGGGTTGGGCTAAAATAGATAATGAATGATATGAATAATGTTTGCTAGACGTAGAGACAATTTCACCATCTTCAAATTTATTTTTTTGCACTTTTTGAAACTTCCCTTTTTTATTTCTAATTATGATATATTCTTTATTGGCGTTATCCATTTTCTAACTCCCTGATTTTATCATGTACAAATTTTATCTTCCTATAATTATTACTAACAAAATCAGCCACTTTTTCATATGACGTAAACATTTCCGGTATAAAATCATAATCGGCAGGATCAATTTTTGTTCGATTGTCATTATTGATTCCTAAGAATTTTCTTTCCTCTCCTAATGGCAGCACATTTAGATAACCGCCATTTCCCGGTGCACCATCCGTTACCCATTGTAGATCAAAATAAATTATTTCTTTAGTAGTTTTATTTATTCCATATATAATCATTCTTCAATCACCTTTTTCTTTTTCTTCCAATTCTTGCAACTCAGACTCCAGGCCATTAATCTTGGTGCGAATCTCCCGCAAGGCATTTTCCAAACGATCCACCTTGCTATTGATTTCATTAAGTTTCCAATTTGCTTTATCATTCATTGCTCCCTAAGCTGATTTATAATTGAATTATGTCCTAAGCCAAAATCATCAATTAAATTATCAAATTCATCTCCCGTCCATGCCAATTGCTCTTCTTTATTCATTCTTAGGAGATTATCACTAAACATTCCCATTGCTTTAATCAGCGCACATGCAATCTGAGATTGAACATATACTATATTTTGATCTTTATCCATCTTCTAACTCCTAAAAAAATTTTATTTTACAATCTTTACTTTCTTCTTTATATTTATCTTGCCAATGCTCAGCAACCGGGGACTGGCCAATTGATGTTCTTAATACCTGAAAACCACAGCTTCCGCATTCCATCAAATCTGTACTATATAATTTATAGCTTTCCTTTTTCTCCCTATCTCGCATCTCTTCTGCTAATATGCCAGCTTCCTTCATAATCATTGAAATTCCACATTTTACACAAATAATCATTTCTTACCTCCAAATTTTCTGTCAATTTCACTTTGATAGTAATTCCCTTTTATATTTGAATCATAAAAATCCGGATTTAATGACTTTTCTATACCAGGCACATCTCCTATGGGATTAATCTGCCATTCAATAAATCTTATAAGATCACTATATCTTGCTTCAACCTGGAAATTTCCTTGTATCTGATGGAATGCTGCAATAAGTTTATATCTTTTTTTAATCTTTTCTAATTCAGCTTTATCCATTTTATTAACTCCTCATGCATTCAATATTAACTTTATCATAATGCATACATAAGCTACCTATACATTTTGTAAAATTTTCTTCTTTTATTATTTCTTTTCTTATTTTTTTATATCGGCCATCTCTTTTAGTTTGCCTATATTCTATTATTCCTTTTTTAAATGAGCAATACCTATCTTCCATTTTGTTTAACCTCCAATCTTTTCCCTATCTCTTTTATTCATCTTAATCTCTATCATATAACGGGATAGGTGGGACTTGATCAAATTCATCATGCAGATGAAATTCCCCGCTATTCCACATTTTTGTTATCATCTGTATTGCAAGCACAGCATTCCTTCTATTGTCGCTATCTAAATCGGCCTGTACAATTCTTATCATTGGCTTTGTTCTTGTTTCAAATCCGCAGAAAGCATAAGCCTTTATTAATCTCAAAAATTCTGATGGTAATGTTTTAAAATAATTTTCTAAAATATTCATTTCTTAACCTCCTTTTCCCTGGTCTCATATCCATCAAGCCAGGCTTCATAATAAATTGTAGGATATAAGTTTACATCAATTCCTATTTTCTTAATCCACTTTAAAAATTCAAGATATTTTTCATTTGAAGTCATTTTTTTCTCCCGTTGAAATCATATTTCACAATCATAGAAATAGATTTATTTTTTATATTGATGGATAAATCCTTATTGCAGTTATGACAATGATAATTCTCAATCTCCATATAAAATTTATGATCTTCAACTCTCATATAACAATTAGGGCAGAAAAATATAATTTTTTTCATTTCATATTCCTCAACATGGGTGTCCCTCATTTAAGGAACCACCATTATCTGTATAAAAATATTCATCAAAATATTCACAGTTTTCATTTTTACATTTAAAAATGTCTCCGACTTTTTCTATCCAGCTTCGAGGGTGTATCCAATAATGCTCTGAATGTTCAATTTTGCCATAATAATCAACCCAGGCTAAATCATATTCACATTCCGGGCATCTCATTTTTTAGTCTCCATTATTATGGCTTTTTCAAATTTCATAGCTTGTTTTAGGCAACTACGATATAAACAAAATATTTCAGGTTGATTTTGTAAGTTAAGTTTTTTTATTTGAAATCCCATCTCCTTAAGTATTACTATTGATTGGAAATATCCGTCTCTCAATGCCTCCATTTTGGTTTTATAAAAACGATTATAAATATCTACCCAACAAAAATGGGCATACTCCGGGATTTTGGAATCATTAAATTTTAAATCCATCCCATAAGGATATATTTTATGAATAATATATTGAATCGGCATTGCTACAAAATAATTATCATTTCTCGTAAACCAGATAGTGTCATCTTTTTTTAGTTCATTTAATCTTAACATTCCTTTCCCAATCACGCCACCCGACCCGGCTCCACCAACCGGGCCAGGGACGCTTAAATCAGTTATACTTAAGGAGGTATTGCTTTCATGATTTCCACATAATCCTTTATCTTCTTGACCTACATGTAATGTATTTAGGCATCCTGGGAATCGGCAGATTTGTAAATTATGAGAATTTTCGAGTTCCCGATCTTTAAAATCATCAAATCTGTTTTGATCCCAGGGGAGTAAATATTTACTAAGTCTCATTTTTTAATCCTTTTATCAATTGCCTCTCTCAGCAATTGCAAATCAATACCCATGTCAATATCACTACTATCCTTTATATCCGATAAAGAGTTAAATAAAATATCTATTGTGCAATCGCCATAATCATAACTTTTTAAAAGAGCTAATACTAAATACATTTTATGTAGATCAGTCATTTTAATTACTCATTATTTCTTTATATTTCTCAGGATTCAATTTTCTCATTGTCTCACTAATTTCAATTATTCCATTATCTGCTTTTAATTGAGATATATGTGTTTCATGAATCTTTTCCTTACCTTTGATTTTTAATTTAAACCAGACTCCCTTTGCGCGCAAATTAGAAATATCATCTTTAAAAAAATTTAATAATTTAACCTGATTTCCGTATATTGTATATATCATTTTGCTACCCTTTGCTATTCAGCCTATCACATTCCCTCTTAGCCGCTTTCCATGTCAATCCTGAGATTACACAATAATGGTCTCCGTGAAGCCAGGTTTCAAAAACACCATAACTATCAAAGTTATCTTCTTTTACAAAATATTGTTTCATGTTACCTCCTAATTTCTTGAACTCACGGTTCACCTACAATATAGTATAAAAATCTCATTTTGTCAACTTTTTTATTTTTTTTGTTGACAAAATAAGGAAATTGTACTATTATAAGATATTATGAAAAGGAGTAAAAAATGAGCAAAAATTATTTTGAGGATTTACCTGAAAATGAAAAAGAAGTAAGTGAATGTTTTGATACAATTTATAGCAAAGGCATCGCATTGGAAATGAAATCCATTTATAACGTGAAAAGGAAAATGGGTATAGGTCATATAGAAGCTTATGAACAAACCCTATTAATACACATTGATATTTGCAAGGATAAAAAATGACTAATAACACAACTCATAAATTTACTGTCGAGATAGGACAGGAAGCAAATGAATTTTATATTGACTGGTCGAACGATCAGCTTCGCCCTGGCAAAACAAAAAAGAGTGTATGTGAATGGGTATTGGGCATGTTTGCAGCAGGCAAGTTGAACGAGTTGAAAAGAATGTATAATGCCAAATGGTTAGATGTTGAAAAAGAAAAGGGGAAATCATGAAGGTAACACAAGAATCTAAAAAAGATGAAGATGGTAATATTTACCTGATCGACACTAATTATATGAAATTTGAAGCTCATAAAATTAAGATCGAATTAGAAAATGGCACCAAATTTAGTATAACTGAAACAGATGGGATTATTGAATTGGAGACTATAGAGGAGAATCATGAATAAAAAACTCACCCTCTACATGGAAACAACTAAAAAAACACCGGAGCAAACAGCATCCGAAATTCAAAAATTAATGAGCAATTATGAATTAAGACATTTTATGTTTGCCTATGAGAATGGAAATATTTCAGGAGTAACATTTTCAATAATAGTCAATGATGAAGAGCTCCCGTTTAAACTCCCCATTAATCATCTACCATTATGGGGAAAAGCACAACAGGGGCTGACGAGATATATACGTGATGAAGAACAAGCCCGTAAAGTTGCATGGCGACAGGTCTATAAATGGATTCAATCTCAATTGTCACTTGTAGATACGGGAATTAGAAATATTACGGAAACCTTTTTCAGTGATTTGATTGTAGAAAATGATAAAACTACTTATCAATTATTTCTTGAGAAAAGGCCAGCACTGAAAGAGAAATCATGAATGATATAATAAAATCATTGAGCGGAATAAGTGGAATTTGCGGATTAAATTGTCGTATATTCTTGCGAGGTAGATGTAAAGCGTATACCTCGGAAGAAATAGTACAGGAAATTAATACAATGACTCCTGAAAATAGAAATAAATATATTAAAGAGACTGAGATTTTAGAATTATATCCTGGAATAAAAGAGGCAATTGATAATGTATAAGAAAATATTGATAGGAGTCCCGATTTATGTTGATAAAAATAATCCTAAATGTTGCAATTTTAGATGTAATAATATTTGCTATGGTGAAAACTTTGCAGAATGTGGAGAATTTAAGGATAAAGAAGATAGGAGAAAAAGATTAGAATTATCTAAAAATAATAAATGGCGCCGATGCGCAGCTTGCAAGAAAGCAGAGATAAAAAAGGAGAAAGCATGAGTAATGACCGTTGTATAGTAGTTCAAGAGAGTGAGAAGCACCCGGATGGATTGATAAGGGTTCCAAAATGCGATAAATGTATTACTATGGACGAGTGTCACGATTGGTGTATTTTGGTAGATGCATATATTGAAGATTATGAAATAATCCATAAAGACTGCCCCCTCCCTCTCTATGATAGGATGCGATGGCATATGCCGGATGAAGTGCCACCCGATGGGAAAATTGTTAGATTAAAATTAAAAATCAAGTATATAATAAGCGATAAATATATAGGATTTTATCAAAGCTTGCCGGATGAATGGAGAGGTTGTGGATATAGGAGTGCTGATAAGATCATAGAAAAATCTCAAATTGTCTCATGGAGGCATTTATGACATTAAAAGAATTTAGAGAATGGCTTGAAAATAAATTAAAATCTGTATACAATTATAATGATATTCCCCAAAGAGAAGCAGCAATACATGAACTTAAATTAGTTAAACAAAAATTCGATACTATCAAATTTCCTGAGTGGGCAAACCCGGATAAGCCACCGAAGCATAGCAATGAAATTTTATTAAAATTGAAATCTCACCCATCCCTTCCTGAAAGATACCAAAATCACATATGGTATAAAATAGGATGGTATGATTTAAAAGAAAAAAAATATACAAAACATTATGGGCTTAATGGTAATAGTGTAATTGTTTTAGGCTATATGGAGATTCCAGAATGAAAACAATAACAATCGAACTGACAAATAAAAATGCCAAAGAAATAGAAAAACTTCTGAAGGATCGCTATAACCCTAATTATATAATAGGCTTAAGCTCGCTTGCCCATATGGCAATATTGGAAATAATAGAAGACCAAAGGGTTAAAAATCTTTTTAAAGAAACACGAGGTAATAGAAAATGTATAAAAAACAAATAACAATAAAGCAATATCAGGAAGCTAAGCAGATTATGAAAAAATATCATGAACAGGATCAAGAAAAACTTGAAGAATTAGAAAATATTATTTTGCCCTTACTGATAGATTATGGAAAAAAGGGTTATAATTATGAAAATGCTGAATTTGTATTTAATAGTATTTTGAAGATTATATTTGAGCTTTTCAATTCAAAAGGAGTTTAAATTAGATGAGTGAAATGTTAAATGAATTAAAGAAAACCACAAAATACATATGGCTTTATTTTCTTTTGGGGATTATATTGACAATATCAACCTATATATCAAATAAATTATTTTGGAAAATCATTCTTGACCTAATGAGCATAATCTCATTTATTCTTTTTGCAATTGGCATATTGGGAATTTGGATTTTAAAGAAATTAAGAATTATTCCAGAAGACATTATAGAAGATGACTAAATTTACAATAAAATGTGATAGTTGCGGAAAAGAAATAATAGTAAAATATTATTATAAAGATTATGAAAGGGATAAGTTGATTAGGTGCGGACATTGTAACGATACAGAAATATTAAACTATTGGGATTTAATGGATCGGGAAAAAGAGAAATGAAACAAGAAAAAGATAAAATTAAAAAATACCAGGTTGTTTATGAAGAAAATAATTATTTCGATGAAAATTATGGCCCTTATGGCTACAGGAAAGTCGGGATTAAAATTGATAATAGAATTATTTGGCTATATACTCAAAGTTGCGGAGGTACTGATAAATTTCTAAAATGGGAAAAGGAAGCTTCCTTTATAGTTGATGCGTGTAATGACAAAAATGAAAATGAATAAAGAAATAACTGATAAAAAATTAAAATGGTGGCAGTCCTCCTGGCTTACAATGTTTGGCTTGCTTTGTATCTCCTTTACTCTTGTTTCTCTATGGAATCAAGGGGTATTTTATTATGAGTCTTTAGGATTTGCATTGGCTGTGCTAATTAGCCTATCCCTTGAAGCCTCACGATTGACCTGTCTGCACTCAATGTTTGTTGACAGTTCGCCAATTGCTATTTTGATTTATATTCTAATAGCTTCATGGTGCCTGTCAGCAAACGTAATTGCATTTAGTGTCAAATTTGAGTCAAAGCGCCTGTCAAATTTGACAGAATTTGACAAACTATTTAACCAGGTTGTCAATAAAAAAAAGTTGAAAATTGATTTTGACATACTAAATGCGAAAAATGAAATCCACCAAAATGAAGGATTATCTAAAAAGTATCCTCAAAATAAAGAATATAATGGCTACACAGAGGATTGGAAATCACGAATTAGGGAACACATTAAGGAGAAAATTAAAATAACCAGTTTTCGCCCCTTAAATAAGGCTCAATTTACCCGGTCAATCTTACTACATGGCGATCCGGAGGACATTAAGACCTTAAATGACATAAGATACCGTGCAAAAGAAAATAATGCGCTCACGGGCTTCCTACGCATTCCGGCAGAATTGATGGAATTTATAATTCAAATATGCCTTGCTATTCTTATTGAGATAATGATTCTCAGATTCGGCTATTTAGCAAAATTTCCTTTGTCAAAAAGTTGTCAAAAAAAGTCAAAAAAGAAAACTAAAAGTCAAGATTTGTCAAAAATAGAATTAAGTGATAATCAAAAATTATGGACACGTCAATTTTTTGATAAGTCTATCCAAATTGACAGGGATAAATCCGGGTGGCTAAATAGTGGGGCATTAAGACCGAGTCCCGAGAGGGATGAATTGGTAAAGCTTAAAAAAGCTTGCAAAAATAAAAAATATTTGGCTGCATGTTTGGCCGCAGCCGGGATTAATCAGGAGGTAAAATGAAAATAAATCCAGAGAATGTAAAAGGAGATGAAATTCTCTATTTTGTATATAAGAAAAGGAGAATAGCAAAGATAAGAGCATATTGTTATGACGAATACAATGATGAAATTTTTATTAATTTTGGTCAAAATGGAATTCCTATTAAAGGATTAAATTTTTATACTACACAATTAGAAGCTGCCCGCGAATTAAGGGTTTATCATTTTGAAGAATATTGGAGATATAGAGAAATGGCTACAGCTCTAAGGGATAAAGAAAATGAATAAACCAAATAATAGAATAAGAAAATTTCGTCAGGAGAAATAATGATTACAGCAAAATGTGATATTTGCAAAATGCCAATTGATATATCAGATTGTGGAGATCCGCCAGACTCTGATGAAGCGCACTGGTGCGAAATTTGTAAAAAGATCAAAAAAGAAAAGGAGGGATCATGACTGTAATGGAAGGTATAATTATTTTTTTATCAGTATGTATCATTTATGCCGTGGTATTATGGATTCTCTATGTAAAAGTCAAGAGGAGGGAAAATGATGCAAATACATATAAATAGACCCAGGATTGATAAAAAAAGATTATCTCATGGGAAGTGCCCGGACTGTAAAAGGCATGTTTTTTTTATGTGGTTTTATCAAGAGTGGTATGGATGGGATATAACATGCTTACGCTGCGGTAGAAGTTTTGGCGATGGTGAATGGCTGCCGCTTACATTTTCAAGAACTGCCCGGCAAGATAGTATTGGAAGTGCGAAAAGGAGGTGGAGACAAAATGAAAACAAAAATAGCGATAACAAAATATGTTGAAATTCAAACGGATGATTATTGTTGCGAAATGCCACCCAATAAATGTTCTGGGTTACAAATTGCTTATCAAAATATTTATCAAAAAAGCAGAAATCATGTAATAGAATCATTTTGTAATATGTTTTCAGTTGATAATTATGATAGGAAATTAGAAATCAACAAAGAAAAGCAAAAGCCCGAACGTTGCCGCGCTTGCATAGATGCTCAAATGAAAGCAAGGGAATTGGAGATGAAATGAAAAAGAAAATAATAATCGGGTGGGTTAATAAGCATAATAATATTGAAAATGTTGCATTTTGGGTGTATAGATTTGGCCTTGAACAGCTTCATATGAAAGATGGCATTTTTAGGAAAAAAGGAAAATTAGCAAATTGGCACAGAAGTGATCAGCCACCTAAAAAAATAAAAATTACTATTGAGGAGATATGATTATTAAAGCAATAATTCTCCCTGTCAGTCCGATCCTGGCAGAGGATTTCAACAAAGGATAGGGGCGGATTTCGGTTCGCCCCTTGATTTTAAAAGGAGTAAAAAATGATACATAAATTAAAATATTGGAATTATGAATGCGAATTATATATTTGTGATTTCTGTTATAAAAGATTCAAGACTTTTGATATTGTAATAGAGCATGAAAAAAAATGTATAAATAATCCTGAGAATCAAATATTATTATATATTCCGGGGTGTAATCTTAAAATTGTATAGGAGAATAGAAATGAAATTATCAAAAAGAGCGAGCCAGATTTTAAAAAATCTTGAAAGAGATAATAGCTTCATCTATGGCGGATTTTGTATTAATTCATGTCATACCGCTGGGCATATTGATTCAGATGATTATGAAGCAATAGCAGAGCTAATCAATAAGGGATATATAGAAAGCTTAACAATGAGTTTTGGAGCAAAAAGAGTATTTAGTATAAAAAAGGGGATACGAAATGATCAAACAAGATGAAAAAATAAAAAATTTAAGCCCTATGATTGCTGAATTTGGCACTGGGGACATAGGGGTAGCCACAACTGTATACCCGGATAAATATGGAATGATTTTTTATAATAAAGAGCCCGCCAGGGTTGGCTCTAAAGATAAAAATATAAAAGCAGTAACGAAAATAAAAGATATTAATCCAGAGATAATTTTTAAATTCAATAGCCATAAAAGTGTTAAAGTAATTATAAAATGTCTTTTAAAATTATATTGGTTTTTATTTTGGGGTAAACACAAGGCGGGGAAAGAATATCAAAGATGTTTGAAAAAATATAGAGAGGATAGGTAATGTCTAAAAAAATGGTGATAAAAAGAACCAAATTTGAGAAAGTGCAGACTTTGGGGGAATTGGAAGTTATAGAAGAATTATTTGCTTACCATCAGTGGGTAAGCGATGATTTAATTTTTGAATCAAAAACGCTTGAACTCCCCTGGCTTGACAATGCACCTTATATTTCATGCATTCCTGTAGGTATTTATGATGTCAAAAAAAGATGGTCGCCCCGATTTGGATTTCATTTTCATATATTAGATGTAGAAGGCAGAACCTGGATATTGATGCACGCTGGTAATTTTTTCAAGAATACAAAGGGCTGTACTCTGGTTGGAGATGGGTATAAAAAAATCAATGATGATAAATGGTATGATCTTACGAATAGCAAAAGGACTTTAAGAGAACTATATCGGATCATGCCAGAGCGATTTGAATTGGAGATTAGGAATGCCAATTCAAATTAAAGCATGGAAATGTAAATTTCAGTTTTGTATGAAAATATTTCATACCAAAGTTGGACGTACAGTTCATAAAAAAGGAGAATAGAATGAATAAGCAAGTTACATTTTTAGAAACAAGATCAAAGTCAGGCAATCCCATTGGTAGAGCATGTTTCCCGGATGAAGATGGCAGTAGGGTTGAAGTTTTATTTGAATTTGATTATGGTGAAAAATATTTACAAACAATCATTAATCATAATCTCAATGGAACTAATTATGCTACTGTTCATAGGTTAGCTGGCTGCCATAACCCTGAATGATTTTTGTTTTAATTACAATTGGAGGCGGCATTTACTGCGCCTCCTTTTTTGTTTGATGATGTTTATTTCACTATCAGCAAGCTAATAAAAGTCAGTACTGCTCCAAAAGCACCGCCCTTGACATAATTCCAAAATTGTTTCCAAAATCTCTTTTTTTCTAAAGTATTAATTCTATCATTTTGTAATCCAATTTTCTCATTCAGCTTAACCCTTGATTGAGTACACAGGATATAATTTTGTTCTGAGAGATTTAAATTTTTACCTAATATATCTATAATTCCATCTTTTTCTTTTCCTAATTTTAAGCTTAATTCGTGATCTTTAATGCATAGCGAAAAGTTAATCCGACACTCTGCAAATAATGACTTGCACTCTTCAAGAGACTTAATTTCATTCTTATATTTATCTTCATTTTCCTGGTATATCTTTTCTTTTTTCTTAAGAGACGCTATTCTATCAAGATATTCAATTTCAGTTACCTCACTTGATTCTCGTTTTGCCTTTAGCTCATCTTTCAATATGCTTATTTCTTCATTATTGGCTTTTTCTTTTTTTAGAATTGCTGTAATTATTTCGTCTTTTTCTGCAAGAAGCCGGTCAAGTTCGACGGCAGATATGGAATTATTATTATTAATAGTTAAAATAATAATCATAGCTATTGCTATTCCGACAAGTATTCCACCCAATACCCACCATAATTTTTTTGTGATTTTTTTCATAATTGTAATTTACCAGTCCATAATGTTTTTATAAATTTTATAAAAGTAGCAATCCAAATTGCACCTAAAATAATAAATAACAATATCCAAAATCCCATAGTAGATTTATCACTTAAAATCCATGCTGTAATTAAGGATATAATAAAATCTATTAACCCCCATGTAAATAACCATTTAATCCCTGATTTTATTATAGATGAAAAATCTCCATCTGCTATACCACTCATTTTTTTCTCCTTTTATTTTTATTCTCAATAAATCTTCTCATATTCCTAAAATGCCGTGCATGCCCAGCTAATTTTGTATTACTCTTTAAGTCAACCTGCTTATTTTCTTTTTCCTCTTTTGTCATGTCATCCGGATTTATCTCAATCAAAGAATCTTTAAGTTTTTCTAAATTTTCTAAATTTTCTAAATTTTGCTTTAACTCTTCTGAATCTTGCTCATCTGTATCCTGATATATTTTCCCCGTATCTATATCCATGTTTTATTCCTTTATAACTTTATCTAAAATTAATTTTGATGCATCTTGTATTATTCCAGAAGATGTTTTCATTACACTTAATCCTTCACTATATAATTTTGCTAATTCCCTATTGCTTTCTTGCACCCCATTGAATGCTTCAATGTTATTCGCAAAGCCACTTTTCATTTCTTTTCTTATGCTCTTTATATCACTCTTTATTGTTTCAATTTCTCTTGCATGAAGTTTGATTTCATCTGAATTTTTAGTTACTTTACTTTTCAGCTTTAATAATTCTCCATTTTGATCATAATTCTTATCTTTCATGCTGAGATGTTTTTCTTCATCCCGATCTCGAATGGCATCAAATTTACCTCTAAATTCTTTATTTGTTTCTTTTTGTTCTCTTTCATGTTTGTCAAGTCTTTTATTAAAGTTTTTGAAAAAAGATTTTGCAAAAAAAATAAAGATAGCAGATGCTACAGCAACTATTACTGGCGGCAATGCTATCTTTATTATTTCAATAATCATTTACTTCTTACCGTTTTCTTTTTAATATTGAAATTGGTTGTATTTAAGCCTTTATAGATGGCATATATGCCGCCGCAAAATCCACTTGCAACTGGAAAGCTTACAGACTTTGTAAAGAATGCCACCACTCCAAATAGTATCAAGGATCCCGTGAATATAGTTTCAACTTTCCAAATTATACTTTGGTTTTTCCAGGTTTTTTTATTGAGTTCATCTTGTTCCATTACAATCTCCCTTCAATTAATTTATATTTCTTATAGATTGAAAATTTTTTTGAATAAATTAGATAATAAATCTTTTTAATCCATGACAGCTTTTTATTCCCTATAAATTCAGTCCATTCACGATTTATAATTTCTGTATATTCTCTGTCTAAATCGTATAATGGCGATTCACTTTTGCTATTTTTGAAATATTTAGTTATTTCATTTATAGATTTGAAACCTAATTTTCTAAAATAATCAATATATTCTTGTTTCATTTATTTTTTTTAATCTCGCCATTGCCAATTAAAATAAATTACAAGAATTAACCATATCAGCAATAAGAACCAGTATTTGCCCAAGATGGCTAAAATTATAATTGTTATCGCAATAAAAACAATAGTCAGAATTATAATAGTTATAAGCCTTAATAATATTTTTGCTGCAATCCACAGCCATATTGTTTTAAAAAAGTTTTTCATATTTATCTCCTTTTAAAATCTTATTGACATTATAATTTTTAACATTTGCTTCAATTTATTACTCAATATATCTATTTTGCTCTCAATCCTTGCCAGTTGATATTCCGAAGGGTGCATATTGAGTGCGGCAGTCGGGAACATGGCCATTCCCGTGACTTGACCTTTTACAGTAAACAATTTTATCATATACCATCCCCTCTCACCGCTCGGTGTAAATGGTAAATCAGGATTATAAGCCGGGACTGGGTTAGGGATCCAACATAGCCAATATCCATTTATATCGGGGCTAACTCCAGGAATATCATAAACTTCTGAATTTTCAGGTAAGTTATTTAATACCAATTCCTGGGTAACCTGCCCAAAGCATAGGCTTCCTATCATAATGATTATTAAAAATAAAATTGTTTTTTTCATATTGTCTCCTTTATTTGTTTATTTATAAATATTTGATATTCCCTATCATTATCAGAATTTTCTTTAATCATTCTGTTAATTTCATCTGCCATAGATGGTGCTGGCGGATCATTTTCTTCTTTGATAAGCTTTAAATAATTAAGATAACGTCTATTTTCTGCTTTCAAATCGAAAGTTGTCATTCTTTTCATACCCATATATTAATATATATTTATTTATATGTCAACTTTTTAATTATTATACTAATTAATCTGTCCATAAAATAGCTACATCAAACGTAATACCCAAATTGTCATCAAGATTTATTGTGCGTACCAATAGTCCGTCATTAGCTTTCAATTCTCTACTATTTTGAAAACGATCTGTAATGAAATCCCTTGAACTTCCTGCACTATAATTAAATTCAGATGGATGCATTTCGTCAATTGTTGATCTAAAAATTAAATACATTACTTCCGTACCGGGATCATTTGTTGTATGGTCCCATCTTAATCCTGTTCTACCGGAAGCAACTGTTTCCCTGGCTATGGTTATAACATTTGTAGCAATATTTGTAATTTTTACTATTTCTCCATCTGTTTTATAATCACTATAAACCCAGATTAAATCATCTACTAAAAATATAGAACCATCAACTACTGTTAATATTGTCTCACCTTCATCCCAATCATTACCACCACTTTTAGCTGATTTTATAGTATTATTTATTCGATAGATATTGCCCTGTGCATTTTTATTAGTTGTATTCGCAAAGATATTTATCCCAACAAGAGACCAGATATTCGTTATGGTTATTGGAGTAATTAATATTTTTGGTTCACCAAAATAATATTGATCATCCCTACCCCCACTATCAGTTTCATCTTTTGCTAAATTATCAATGGTTATGGGTGCAGCGGCAGCACCTTCGCCATCACATTGCGGCCATACTTCTTCATGAAATTCTACAGGCAATGTATCTACAAAATTAACCCACTGCGTACCTGTTCCCAAATCTATTCTTTTCCCATCTCCTCCACCACTACTTGAATTTTTTATGGTATTAAATTCACATCCAATCGAAATTTCATAACCCGCCTGGGCATTCCCAATTGAAAAACAATTATTAATTGAGATGTTATCTGCACTGGAGGCTGAAAGATAAAATCCTCTCGTATTGCCGCCTACGCCAAATGCACCACTATCTATTATTATTGCAAATTGAGATGAAAAATCATACCCGGTGGAAGTGTATCCAACAGCATGGCTCCTTTGAATAAAAATGTAAGATCCATTTACATCAAATGATGTAATTGGGGTACCCACAACTGGACAAAGATCAACCACGCAATAATTACCATTTATAACTAATCCTTGATTAATAGTAGGAGAAATAACTATGCTTTGTAAATCCGCCCCATCACCATTTAATGTTATAGTGCCAATAATCGTAGTAGCAATTTCGCCATATAGTTTAAGATAATCTAAATTCACGCTAACGTTTTCAGTATATATCCCGCCTTTTATTTTTATAGTATCACCTGCCGAACTAGCTGCCATGGCAGCTCCAATTGTTAAAAATGGATTATCAGGTATTTTCCCATCATTTGAGTCATTGCCATCAGTTGCCACATAATGTATTATGCCGCTTGATTGACTTCCATAACCTGGACTAATACCGGACCAGCCCGCTCTTGATTCATATGTTTTTTGTGATCCTTTTGATCCCATGTTTTCCTCCTACTTATGCTTTTGAATCTATTGTTACCGCCAAATCGACAACGGCATCGTCTGTGCCAGTAATAGAAATTTCAAAGATAATAGCCGTATCAGATTTGCTACAACCTACGACAACGGTTTCACCATCTCCACTCGTATCTGTCGTAAATATAGCAATCCATCTAGTCACATTGCCACTGCCATCAACAGTATCAATATAAATCTTTTTTGTTTCATCAGTATGCGGTACTCTCAATGCTCTTATAGTCAGATTTGTTGAATTATTTTGCGTATAATTTACAGCTAAATTTATAGACTCAACTCCAAAAGTTGAAATTTGCCATTGATTAGAACCTAGATCTGTAAGCGATCCGTCATTACTTGTTATTGTGCTCATTTTTACTACCTCCTAATTTATTTTTTTATTCAAAATCTATCCAATATTTTTGAAAAAAATTACTCATTAATCCATAAGGCATTACATTTAGAGTATCAGTTAGCCCTACATTTGGATTCAATTCAAACCAACCGGTTTGCCTATCTTCATTCAAAATACCGTTCGCAGCAAAATATAAATCCTGAATATTACCATCTAAATAGTCACCACTATTCCCATTATTGCCAACTGTTATTTCTGCACCTATTGAATAGGCAAGGGAAGTTGAATCATAATCCTCCTGAATTCCATCAATATATAAGCCTTTATCATCTCCACTATTGCGATAAAATAAAATATGATGCCAATTGCCATCTGCGACTGTTGATGTTGAGGTCATTGTCAATCTTATAATATTACTTTCTTCTAATATTATTCTAATTGTATCATCGGTTCTCTTAAATAGATACCAATAGTTTTGAGCATCATCATAAGAACTCACTATTCTTTCCCTATTACTACTACTATTAAATCTTACCCAAACAGAAACCTGCACGCTTGGTATATCAAGGCTCCCTATATTTTCAAATATATGAAAATCTCCCACGCGAACATTATGATTAAATGTTAAATCAGATGAAGAACCATTAAAGGCAATTGAAGATTTACCAAAAAGTGGATAACTATTATCATGAGTTACATCTGTTGAGGCAAACCAGCAAAAAGAATTTGCTCCTCTGTCAAGAAATTCCTTCGATCCGCTTTCGTCATCTGATTGTAACAATACGGTACATTCCGTATCAATTTCTTCAATATGTGAAATGTCAACAAAATCAACCATAGCGGTACCCCCTGGAAATTCCATATTGATACGTCTAATTTGCATTAAATGAAAATCATCATCTTTGAAATTATCATGTTTAAACTTCCAGATATGCAATGGGGTAAGAATGTCAATTAATTTTTGAGTGTCATTTATTTGTAATGATAATGGCATTACCCTAAAGGATACACTTTTTTGAGTATTGAATTTTTCTAACATCCATAGCTCTGCCGTTTGGAATGCCATTCTATTAGAAAATGTAACATTAACGGGAAATAGAGGACATTCAATCTTTTCGTTCCTGATTGTATTCCATCTTTTTTGACTTTCATAATTATTGAATTGATAATTTTTTTTATTGCCACCATCTGTATATCCCCATTCTGCATTAATCTGGTTTGTTAATTCTTGATATTCCTCTTTATCTTCAAATGGAATGAATGCACTACTAATGCCTGGCTGCAATTCAGTTCTATCAGAATCAAGATATATACTAACGAAATCAAAGATACGGAATAATATTTTTCTATTGGAAGTTATATAATATGACAAATCAAATGTTTCGCAAATTTTACTTTTTAAAATTTCAATTCCGGTTATATCACTATCAACAACAAAATGTGGGTCTGTATGGTTTTGCGCTCCTGGAATATCAGCATTATAATGCCTATTAGACCAGCCCAATTCTCCCGTTATATCAGTAATGTCAAATTCAAATTTATCAAAAAGTATTTCTCCAATTTCTTCAATCAAAGTCTCTGCGCTTATGTTGGGATATTTAAACTGTACTTTCAAATATTCTACATCCGCTATTGAATAATGCAAATCAACATAATGATATTCATCTGTTGCTGTAGGAACAATTAATGTACAGCTTGTAGTTCTGTCTACATCATTTGAATCAACAACATACTGGAAATCTTTTGTTCCACTCCAAACTATTATATTTTGCACAGATTTGCCGATTATATATCTACCATCTGTAGTACCAGCAGTATCTTTTGTTCTCCATGCTACAATATAATCTTTTTTGCCTGCTGCGCTTGCCCCTGATACTTGAAATTGACCGGAAAAATGCGGTATAGACTGACCGACACTACTCTCGGGCGCATCTGGAAATCTGTCATTTGTTATCTTAGGAACTAAAGAATTGTTTTGTAATTCTGCATATCCATCCCCTAATGAGAAAGCAATTTCAAGCGGACTATAATTTATATCTGTTATTACATAATCTGATATTTTTGTTCCATCATCTCTTCTTGCTATAGCTCCATTGCCTATTATTCTTTGTGTTCCAAAATTGTCTAAAATGCTCCTGTAATATTTATCAGGATCGGCAATAGTTATTGATACCCCTGATGTTTCATATTCTCCTTTATAGGCTGCATTTGTTGAAATATTAATTGAACTATTATTTATAATTCCAATATATTGAGCAGAATTATAGCTTACTGTTTTCCTGGCACAGAATAATGTATCTCTTCTGAACTCTATATCGTCAATTATAATATAAGCAGACGTAATAGTTGATCCAGTTCCTGCAGAAAAAAAATAACTTGAATAATCTGCATGTGTTATAAATTTTATTTCAATATATGTCCATGTCGTACATATTGGTAAATTTATATCATTATATCCTGCTGACATTATAAAATTATCTTGTAAAAAAACTGTAGCGGTTGTATCATTAAGCGTAAACCTAAACTCTTTTCCCGCAATCTCGCTTTCATATTTATACCAGATTTTTAAATAATACCATGTTTTTTTTAGCAAAGTACGCGATTGTCTTATTCTAGCTGTCCCGGGAGTTGCATCATAAGTAAACTTAGCAGCAGAACTGCCAGAGGTCAATGGAGCTAAATCACTTACTTCTTGCGTTACCGTTGAAGCTCCAGTCGTTATAATTGTCCAATTATCAAGATTTGGTCCAGTCCAGTTTTCAAAATCTCCATTCAAAAGCATCTCAACTGACCTATCAGAAAATTGTAATTGAAATATAACGTCACTCATTATCTTTTTTCCCTGAAACTTAAAGTGCAATTATAATTTTCACAACGATTTGTAGTTAATGTTGATATATCAATAATCCCATAAAATGCCTCTTGCAATTGATCATCCCAAAGCACACAATCTTCTAATTCTCCATACGTTTGATCGAATAAATCAGCCTGCGCTTGTAATATATTAAGAAATGTCCATCTTCTTATATTGGCACGGTAAAGGAATTTTCTATAAATCTGACCTGCGCGCCCCCTTCTTATTTCAAATACTTTTTCACTTCCCATTTCTCGATCAATTTGATTATTTTTCGTAAATGCATCCCTATCCTGATAAAGTTCAAATTTCCCAAATTCAGTATAACTTCCGCTTGCCTTTGTAACTTTCATTAAAAAATATCTATATGTTTGATTAAGTTCAAGATATGATTTTGTATCTTTTGTAAGGGCTGTGGGACCCCAATCTGTTGCTGCTACTGTAGTGCCTGCTTGAATTGTAAATGTAGTATCCCCTGATTCTATGTTAGAACCATCAATAAAAACAGTTTTTATTGTTTTTGCAGCTCCATGATCTATCAATAACGATTCAGTTGTTATGCTTGTAGTGCGCCACTTGTTGGCCTGGCTATCATCATAAACAAATTCCTTTTCATAAGAATCTGCTTTGGAACTTGCAGTTAGCGTTGCATCTGCAACCGTTCCGTTATATGATATTTCGGCAGTCATTAATCTGTAGCCTCTCTTATAGATTTAATTACACCTAGTCTATTATCTTTTATAGCCTCTTTGATTTTCCAGGCTACTTCATCAACTGAATCAGTTTTATCAACTGCCATGGTGATATTTAAATTTAATTCTGAATTGCTACTTGTCCGATTGTTAGAATTATCATGTTCAACAAAAATTCTTTCACCTGAACTTGCTGCAAACAAAAAACTATCATTAGGATTTCCCGGTGGCACCTTAAGCCCTCCTGGTGGAGTTTCATGTTGAAATCCTGGTATTTGTGGCTGAATATTCAATCCTAAATTAGTTTTGCCTAATTTATTTAAATTTCCCAAAGCCGATTTTACCAATCCCGCAACGCTTTCTTTACCATCTTCTGACATAAGCTTAAAACTTTCAGCCATATCTTGTGCGGTCTGATTGGCTTCATCTGCAAGATTATTCAAATTATCAACTGTTTTATCTGATAAATCTTTAATATCACCATCTATGCTTTCCGTTGCGGCGTCCATGCTGCTCGCCATTGTTTTTGCAGTATTTTGTGATGTATCTCCAACCTTTTCAATTTCACTATTCATTTCCTCTAAGCCTTTCGTTGCTTCATCTGTACTGGTTATTGCTGCCTGGCCTAATTTTTCAAGCTCATCTTCATTTCCACCCAATTGTACAAATATCTTTCCAAGTATATCGGCTACTCGATCGAGCGGATCCGCCATTGCATCAAAGATGCCCGCTTCTTCACCCTGGGCAATAAGCTTCTTAGTATTTTCATCAAGTTCAAGTCCATATTTTTCACTTTGCTCTTTAAGCGTTTTTAAAGATGGCCCCAAAAGCGTTAACGCTTCTCCTGCTGAAAATCCCTGCTCGATTAATTTATCAAATTTTGAAGTAGCAGAACTTGCAAAGGCATCAAAGCTTTCTTGATTTAGTGGCCCTAATGCTGCCGTGGCTTCTAATACTGCATTTAATCCCTCCACAGACTCAACCAATTCCTTATTATCATCAATGAGAGTTTTAAATCGTTTCAAAGTTTCAAAGGTTTCATCACCTTCCACTCCTAAAGCTTCCTGATTTGCAATTAATTTATCAAAAGCCCCACCCATCTGGCTTAACGTCTCTGTAATCGAAAGTCCCGATTTCAACATATTGGCAAAAGTATTGAGTGTAATTGTTACTCTATTATTGAATTCATCAACATTATCAGTCGGGACTTGCAAAAATTTTTCTAAATCTGGAATTATATCCCTGATTGGTTCAAACCATTGGCTTGTTGATTTTGCCATTTCTTCTGCTGTCTTATCAGCTTCATCTTGTAATTTTTTAAATGCATCCTCCGCATCTAACAAATCTGAAATGTCCCATGATTTTGCCATATCTTCTAATTTTTTTGTAAGCTCATCTATTTCCTTTTGGCCTGTTATGCCAAATTTTCTTAATGCTTCAGCAGCAAGTTCTATCCCACCGGTCAGACCGTCCTTTCCAAATAAATCAGTTAAAGTATTTAGCCCACTTGTTAAAGCTCCCAATACATTACCGGACGCCACATTTGCGATTACATCTCCAAAGCCAGCAAATGCAGTCGCTAAAGTATCAGGAACAAAAGATAATCCTGCAAGAGAACGCAAAGCATTTATTACAAAATTGAGATTTTTTTCAAGTCCCAATAATTCTTTTGCTAATTTTTTAGCTTTTTCCGCTGCTTCATCTGCTGCTTCGCTTTCCTCTTCGAGAGCCTTCCTGCCTTCTATTAAAGCAGTATTAACACTTTCTAATCCTGGGACTAAATCAATTTCTTCACGGAAATTTCTATTTACAAGTTCCTGTGCTTCTGGCATCTCTTCAAAAATATCTTTTGTTTTCTTAAGGTTTTCTTTTCTTTCTTCCTCAATTTTAACCAATATTGGATATAATTTCGTAGCTTCTTCTAATGATATATTTAATGATTCTTGAATCTCTGCTATTTTAGCAAGTTCAGGCTTTTGAGCTTGCAGAATTGCCGTTGCCGACGCAAGCCCAACTCCATATTGCTTTGCTATTTTTTCAATTTCTGTTAATTCTTTGGCATTATCTTCTAAGCCTTTAGTATTTTTGTCTAATTCATCCGTTGCTTTTTTTTGTGTATCAATTTGGCCTCTTAATATTTTACGTGCCTTTTCAATTACAGATGCATTGACACCATGCTGCTCTGCATTTTTAACTAATTCATGAAGTTGATTAACAAGTAGATCATTTCTTTCTGCTGTTATATTATTTAATTCTTTTGTGGCTTTTGTAAGATTTGCTTGTGCCTCTGTGTGCCCGAATATTCCCACTTCTGCCTTTGATAATATATCTTCTTGCTTTTCAATCTCTTCTCTCAATTTCTTTTGGCTTTCTCTTAACTCATCTATCCTTTGTGTGCTTTCCATTGTAGCTATTATTTTATTATATTCTTCAAATCCTAAACCCGCCTGCCTTAATGCAGAAAATATTTTATCAAAATCTGATTCCCATTGGTCTGCTTGACTTGAAAATCTTTCTTGGGCTTTGCCTGCTTGATCTACAAGTCCGGATATTGATGCAATAGTTGCTACTATATTTGAAACAAATTTTGCAAGTAGGCTTGTAATGTTTGCTATAGCATCAATGAATGCTTTATTTTCAAAGGCTTCTTTCAATCCCTTTAGTGCGTCATCAAATTGGGTACTTTGCAAAGTTGAATCTACAATTCTTTGGGTAAATACTGTAAAAGCCTGTTTCGTTTGTTCTAATGAGAAACCGGCTTTATTAACACCGTCTGTGACTTCTCTAAGTGCTTCATCAGTTGCACCGGTAGATACTTTTATTTTTTCAAATTTTTCATTAAATACGTCTGCCTGTCCGCCCGTAAGTGCAAATACCGCTGTCAATGCTTCTGCTCTTCTGAAAAGTTTTCCTATCGATTCGCTGGTTCCATCTGTATTTTCTACTAACATGCGCATAGAGCCAATCAATCCCTCTTGCTCAATCATTTGCTCTGCTGTTTCAAATCCCAACTCCTTAATGGCTGCTCTCATTCCTTCTGTAGGCTTAATCATAGCTCTTAAAATACCACTCAATTGGGTTGATACTTCGGCAGCATTCCCGGTAACACCTGTTAGTGTAGCAAAACCAGCAAATAATTCCTCTTGTTTTACATTCATGGCTGCGGCTACAGGTACAACTTTCCCAATACTTGCAGCCAGTGCAGGGAAATCAGTTTGGCCTAATTTGACTGTCATAAAGGCTAAATCACTTGCTTTTTGGAAAGCTTGATCTGAGGTATCCCCATATCCTTTTGTTACCGCACTCAATAAAGATAAGCTTGCAGATGTTTCGGCATTGCCAGCGGCAGCAGCCTTTGCAGTTAATTCAAGTTTTTTGCTTGCAGCAGCTTGTGCACCAAAAGCAGAAACAACAAGAAAGGAACCTTTCGCCATATCAATTGTTGATTTTCCATATCTTATCGCTAAATCTTGAACATTTGCTTTTAATTCATTTACTTCTTTATCAAGATTGGGCATCATGGTTGCTGTCAGAGCAATTTCTTTATTAAAATCTATAGTTTTTTTAATAGCCAATGCTATACCAGCAGCAACAAAGGCACGACGCATTGTTTTAGCAAAGCCGCTCATGGATTTATTGGTTTTTTTCACTCCCTTATCAAGCTTATCCATTTTAGAATCCATGACAGTTATATTTTTTACAGCCCCTTTATTATCAACCGTAATTACAAACTTTAATTCCCCTGCCGTTGCCATCTTATCGCCTTCTGACTTTTGATCTCATTTTAGCTTTCATTTCATCTTGTTTTCGTTTTTCAGCTATTCTTTTATAGTCTATATTCTTTATGGTTTGATCTATCATTGCTAATTTTCTTATGAATTCATTTCTATAGATTTCGGGAAATTCTAATTCATTAATCATTCGAGGTAAAAATCCATTCTCTTTAGTAAACGAATTAACATTATTAACATAAAAAATATATGTAAATTGATTTGCAATTGTAAGCTCTTCAAATACTTCCTTAATTTTTGATTCCCAACTTTTGTAATAATCTTCCCATAAATCAAGGAAGTCTTTCAGTTTTTTGAATCACCTTCACAATAATTTTCAGTTGTGCTTGCGCAGTCATAAAGCCAATAATGTAAAACAACCCATTGCTCATTCCCATCTTCATCAACTTCAATGGTTCCATCGCCGTTCATTTTGGGGAATAATTTTTTACTCCACAGGCTATCAAGTAAAATTTCTAAATTTTTTCTATTGAATTCAAGTTCTTTTTTAGTTTGAAAATCTCTTATTCCAGCATATCCTTTAATTTTTATTAAAAGTAAATCTTTTAATCTTTCATAATATACTAAAGAATCTGTTTCCTGTGCATTTCTTTTACCATCCTTTATAACAATTTTTCCATTCGTAATTGTTTTAGAACAGCCCGCAGCAAGACGCAAATTTTCTTTTGCTGTTATTGGCTCAATCATAAATGATATTTCTGGTTTTGATTCGGGCATCACAAACTTTTTGGCTTTATTAAATTCAGTATTAACTATTAATTCCATATATTTTCACCTCCTTTTTAAGTTTCTGTGACCGCTGGATAACCGGATAATGTTGACAACTCATTATACCAGACACAATAAGGTACTTTATAATCCATACTTGCAGTACCATCTTTATCCCATTGAGACATGAATATAGCGGTTGTTGGTTCTGGGGTTTCTTGATCATAAACGGGAGCTTCCATCAAATATAATTGAGGGAATGAAAATGTCAATTGATAAGGAGTTGCACCTGTTATAATTGGGCCGATCATATCAATTGTCATTTTATAAATTTCTCCGGTTTGGTATTCAGCAAGAAATCCTCTATTCTGTGCAGTTTTTTTGGGATATTCAAGTGTTGGTGCAAATATATATTGGGTGTTATCAATCACATCTGAAACATAAGCTGTTCCAACAATCGGGGGAACGCTTGTATAGCCACGTTCTAATGATAAGCCATAGGCAGATACATCTTGGTCATCGCTTACGCTTAATGCACCTGCATCTTGTTCATTAATTCTAACTGTTGTATTTTCATTCAAGAAACACGCAATTCTTGGGTCGGCGGTCACGCTTAATGGGGTTGCAAATCCTGATTTATATTGAAGTATATTCCCGATATAACTTGTAGTATGCTTATATACCTGGTCTAATGCGATTACGAAGCTATTGAATTTAGCTGAATCGGTCGCCTTGACCTGGGCACCTTCATCATATGCAATTGTATGGAAAATATCTGTTGACAAAATTCTTTGGCCAACAAACTCATGTTTATTTACACCCGCAACCGGGTCATCAACTGTAAATGCATAACTACCAAAAATACTTGCAAGTATTTCCATCAATTTGGTTTGAGCAACGTATATTTTGCCATCAAATCCTCCTGTCTGTTCTGGAAAATCAGCAAGACATAATTGAGATTCAAGCCCTTCGCCATATTCTTCTGCACTTGTAACCAGGTTACGTTCACCTGTAGGCGGGGAATTGTTTTCAACTGGAAGTTGATCTCCTGTGCTTGGTTCGACTGCCGTTCCCCATGTAGAACCCTTTACAAAAGCTATAACATTTTGCCTTTTTATAACACTCATTCTATCACCTCTTCATCTAAAGAAATAAGTCCCACTTTACTATCGACCGTTTTTTTCTTGCCAGTTTTTCTAAGTCCTTCTTTAATTCTATCAATTCTATCCCGTTGTTTTTTTGTATATTTCTTTTTCCTTTTTTTTGAATCAGCTTTGGTTTCTGTCTTGATAAAGGGAGTTATTTCTTCTTCTTTTTTAATATAATCTTCTGCTATTTTTGCAGTTCCTAATTTGTTTATACTCATGTAATCACCTCTCTTCTACTTGATACAACATACGAAAACCACCAGAGTTATTATAAAATTGATCTGGTATTCCTAATTGTATCGTACTTGTTGTGGGATTAAAACTTTGCGCAGCAGCATGATAGCAATAATTAGGCAATTCAGTATCAAACATATACAAATCAAGTTTTAATTTAGCTTCATTTACTATATCAGCAATTGTTTTATCACCTGTAGCTGTAACAGTATAAGTTCCAGCACCTTCTTTATCCCATCCATGCTTAAATACAAAAATGATAAATATATGATCTTGATCTTCATATCCATGCCTATCCAGGATATTTGCACCTGAATATATTACAAGAATAAACGGATCTTTTCTACCTTTGAATTTAAAAGCTTCTGTTCTTTCATGAATCGGATATACTTCATCATTGAGATATGGAAGTTCTGTCTTGAGCCTTTCGACTATTTCATTCATTATGTCGCCGTAATTGCTCATGTTTTCCTTTCAACTTCTTTTGTGATAATAGGGGCGAGATTGTTAATTTCTTCAATTGCTTCATCTGAAATCCATGCAAATTCACGCGCCGGCACATCAATGTCAATTATGGTGCCATCCTCTTCAAGAATTTTGCCTTTACCGCCATCATTTTGTAATTCAGCTACATTTATACCGAAATATGCATCATATTTATTGAAAGCGACAATAGCATTTTTATTTGTAGTTTGATCTATATTCCCCGATTGTATTAATTGGCCTGTATCTTGAAGTGGTTTTGGAGAACCGCTTCCTCTTCCTTTTCTGCGCTTTTCAATAGTTATTTTTGCTAATGGTGGCCATGACATGCCGCTACTATCTTTTTCATCTCTGAAATGGTTTAATATATCGCCTAATGCAATATCAGCTATTTCACGATTTAATTCGATTCCAGTAATAATATCTTCAAATACATGAAGCGCGTCGTCAATTGTATTTTTCTGTATTTTTATCATGAGCTTCTCAGGAAACTTGAATCGCCGCAATTGTCATTCCATGATTGATCTGGCCAATTATAAGGACGTTCAAGCGAATCGTATCCGCCCAAATCATCCGATTCGTAGGGATTATATTCTTTTGCACTTTTGGAATCTTTGATTTCAATATCTGGTATTTCTTTATCGCCGCTTGCTATTTCTTCTAATATCTTAGTGGCTTTCTGGCATAGCTCTTGCCGCCATTCAGGGCCGCCGGCTTCTGGAGTAAAAAATTGGCAAATTGCCTTAGCTCTTGCTATCCATTCTATTTTGTCGATATGATCTTGGTTTGTAAGAGGAACAGTGTAACGCTGCCCGATATAACCATCTATTTCATTTGCTACAGTTTCAATTATTCTGTCAATTCTATCAGTATCAACCGTTGCTGGTATTATTGTTTTCCCATTTGAATCACTAACAGGAATGATTGTCAATAGTTCCCTCAGCGTTACATCATCCTCTATTTTCTGATACGTTGTATATGCTGGACTATGTGCCATTTCATGCTACTTTACTTCATTATTTTGCTCTAGTCTTTGGAATCTTTAGTTTCTTTTCTGGCTCTTCTTTAACTTCTTTTTTGATTTCTATAGGTGGAACTAACACCTGTTTCGGTTTTACGATCCGGGGCAATTGCCAAAATTTAACAGGGAAAGCTTTATTAAGTCCTTCGTCCATTACTACAGGAAGCTTGTCTTTAAATGATTTCTTGTCAATATCAACTTCTTTTATAGCCAAAAAATCACTACCGATATCTGCTTCTATCACAACTTTGAAATTATCAGGGATTTCTTTCCAGTGAGCTTGGGTAAGTTTGATTTTATAATTTTCAAAATCATAATATTTTTCGTGTTGTATTTTACTTTTAACTCGTGCAATTAACATGCTTTCCTCCTATTAATTTACGACTTTAACTGCCGCTTCCCAATACCATGGATTGAACTGATAATGAGCATCCGCTCCATAATATATAGCATCTTTGAAAAAATCACTATCGCCTTGCGTATGCCACCTGGTAGTTAAGTCTTTGACAGTCATTAAGGCAAAGGGAGCCACTCCAATTCCTTCAATCAGTACATACCAATCATCTGTATTATTGGTACGTTGTGTACCCCACAGCATGGCTTCTTTGTACCAAAATCCTTCGGGTCGATCTGCTATAGTTTCAGTCGATTTACGCACGTGCTCAAAAACACTCCTGAAAACATCTTCATATTCGGAGGGGTAAATAATTGTGAATTTCATAAATTCAATATCTTCAAAAAGAGGATCCCCGCCACGCACAACCCAGCCTCGGATTGCATCTTTTACGGATAACCAATCTGCAAGAATATTCGCCTCAGTCATTCCAGTTCCTGATACAAGATTTGAATTTGTATTCGTATCATCTCCAATTGGGTGAGCAACATTAAAAAAAGTAACACCATCTGGCCCCAATGCAGTAGCATCGGTTAATAGATTAAAAAACAAACTTGTTCTATGCCTTGCAAATGTAGAAGCAAATTTTGAAATGTTACCTCTTTGCACATGCCTTTGATCTGGATCATTGAAGTTGTCTCTTTTGAATTCCGCTGCATTCTGCCATTTGTTACTTGTAATGGTATATGTTTTTTCACCCCATGAGTGAAGTTCACGCATACCTTTCCACTCAGTTACAGGTCCGACATCATTAGCCCAATTATATACAATTTCCTTTTTCCCATTGGTTGGAATATTAGTCGTAAATTTTATCCATCGCTGTTGATCTTTGATTTGGGTTTGCAACGTCTTGAAAAATGTTCGATTTAAGTCTCGCTGTACTTCTGTACTTACTATACTCATTTTTTCCTCCTATTAACCAGATCGCTGGTAGACAACAGCTACCCTATCAATCGTTGCCGCAAGGGCTGAGCCTGCCGATTCAATAACCGATGTTGATAATTTGATATTCAATATATCACCTGGAACCAGTCCTGTAGGCGTTACTACAAAGGTCGATTCTACATAAGTTGTCTTTTGCATTGCCTGTGCTGCGGTAGTTACCAAATCTGCACCAACTGCACCATCAGTCTGTTCATAAGCTGAAAAATCAATAGTTGATCCATTATTGGTGCCTGCGCCTGTCAATACATGATTTATTCGTATACCAATTGTGCCAGCTGCTAAATAGTTATAGGGAATACGATATTGATACCAGGATACAGAAACTTCCGTTTCGCTTATTGCCTCTTCACCATCAAGCGTAAGAGTATTGGTTCCTAAATTAAGAAAATGATCTCCAGGACTTTCTACAATCCCCATAGCTGCCATATCGGCTGCACGCCAGGAGTGTAATGGGATACCATCAACTGTAGTTGCTGAAACATTTGCAAGCATTTCCTCTGTAAGTACCCATATCCAGACAACAGTTGCACTATCTACACGCTTTACAATACCGGCTTTTACTGAATTGCCAGGATCGGTTAGAGCGACTACGTCATCATTTACAACATAGACAATTTGTTCTCGCCATGCTTGGGTTGCACCGGAAGTTGAAAATTGGAATAAATCACCCACGTGGACATCAACTGTAATGGCTCCATTAGCGCCTGCCGAATTGTCTGCACCCGTTACTGAAACACCTGTAACTTTATGACCTGCCGTATTGGCAGCCGGCACAGTATAGCCAGTTGCATCAACGGCAGTCAATCCACCTTTATAAATTGTAGTAGAGGCTTTAACAAGGCCAGGATTTTCAACTCCTAACCATTGCTCTTCACGCCGATTAAAATCTTCTGTTAATGGCATGATTCACCCCCTACTGTTCCAACTCTTGAAGATATTTGTCGCCCATCGCCAAGGTATTGATGTTCAAGCCTACATTGCCCATTTTATCAGTATATTCAGAAACGATTTTTTCAAAATCGCTCCCACCTGTCATCTTTTCATCAACGCCGAACTTAATGGGGCTTTGATCTTCGTAAAATTTTACCATTTCTTTATAAGCGTCTTCACTTTTCAATCGGATATCATAGAGAATTTTAAATTTACCTGGTTTATCTCTCGGTTCAATACTATTACATGTATAGACAAATACAGCAACTTCCTTTTTTATTGTTTCTTCTTGCGATTTTGCAAATTCAACTTTTAGTTCCTCTTTTTCTTCCTTTAACTTTTCTACTTTTTTATTTAAGTCTACAATAGTTGTATCTTTTTCCGAAATTGTTTCTTTGAATAAGGCAATTTCATTATCTTTAGCTTCAATCGTATCTGTCTTTGATTTTACTTCATCACCTATTTCTTTAATTTTTGCTGTGAATTTGGTTTCTTGATCGGCCATGTCCCTCTTGAAATCTCGACTGGCCTGCTCTACAGCATTTTTTTCTGCTAATTGTACATCAGCATTAGTTATGTCTGCCATTTTAACTTTCTCCTTTTCTTTAGATTTTAAATTTTTATCCTGTACATTCACAGTCGAACCATCATTTTGATTCTTATTCTTTTGATAATCAACATTTAGATTATCAGGGCTATCAACATTTAGACCGTCCTCTTCTTTATATGTAAATTCAAATCCCTCGCCATTTTGAGAGAAAAGATTTATTCTTTTTATACTTTTTGCAATTTCACAATCAGTTCCATCTTCAAAAATTGATAAATGATTTAGCTTAAGATTTTTAATTTGTGGCTTTTGCAATCCACATAATGCTATGTGTTTAATTTCAACTTTTTTACCATCTTTAGATTTATTGAGCCAAACTGATTTATGATCATATAATTTTTTTTCAAGTAATAGAGCGGCTTCTTTTAAAAATTCACCATTGCCGCTCCATTTACCATTTGGTTTTCGCCAAATTTCTTTTAAAAATCCTAATCGTGCTACATTTTTTTTATCATCTTCGTCATGCGCATCTTTTGAATTTAATATAATTGGTATATCAATGCCACTTTTTTTAAAATTTTCATATGCTTTTTCAAAATCTTCTTTTGTCCATTTCTCTTTTCCCAAAGCTGTATAATCACCTTCTTCAAAGAATTCAAGATCAATTAATTTTTTCATTATATAGCCTTATGTCCATGATCCCTAAGCCATTTTCTTATCATTTCCATAGTCCATTTCTTTTTTCTTTTATCAAATCTAAATGACTGAGTTGCGGTTGTTGTTTTTCCTTTAGGTCGCCCTATAATCGCAAATATGCCCTCTTCTGGATTTATTGGAATTCTCCGAAAGCTTCCTGGCTGAAAATCTCCTGGATTTTTAACCCTTGCTCGGAATTCGTTCGGCATCTCCTCTAATGGCATTGAAAACCTCTACAATTATCTATAAAATTCAAGTACATATTTATTAAATACTACCTGTTTTTGAATCTGTCAACTTTTGCATTGAAATCTAATTTAAAATTAAATGTATATTTTACTTGAAATTTAAAAGGAATTATACTATTATATGATATGCAATATAAAAAAGAAGAAGATAAGCTTAATAATTATATTACAGTGGGCTTTAATAAAAAACAACACTTTATCCTGGAGGGTTTGTCTAAAATAATTGGTATTGGAATAGCTTCCATTATAAGAGATGCTATAGATTTTAAGAAATTAGAAGAAGAATTAGAGGAAAAGCTAAAAGAAAAAAGGCAATAATTATAAATGTAGGGCGTTATTGCTTTGTTATTGTAGGCAATAGTAATTATAGCTTATGGCGCCAATGGTTATAATTAGCCCGGTTCAATTCCGGGACGCCCGCCCAATATGGCTCCATAACTCAATTGGAAGAGTATCCGACTTTTAATCGGGCAGGTTTAGGTTCAAATCCTAATGGAGCCAGGAATTATAAAAAAATAAGGAGATTAAAATGAAAAAAACAAAACAAACTTTACCAGATTTTGATACAGATATCCCCATGCCGAAAGTTGATCTATCGCCCCAAAATAATATGAAGATATTTAAAGCTGAAATATTTAATATACGTGGAACAGCTATTTTAAAAATATCTATACCGCTTGAAAATGTTGATTATTTTGAAATAGTAAAGGGTTCAGAAATTATGAATATATATCTCAAAAGCGGTAAAGAGATAAGTATCTGTCCTTTAAACAATGAAGGTATACAAGAAATGTTTATCAAAGCTTATGAAGTATTTATAAATTAAAAGGATTGAAATGATATTTTACAAATGTGATAAATGCGGAGAAAAATTTAATGATATTTGGCATTTGAAATTCAGTAAATGGCATAATAATTTAGGCAATTACGATGCAAGACTTGTTGAAATTGATATTTGTGAAGATTGCTTGTCTAAGGATATTGGGTTATCTACAATTCAAGATGAATTAAAAAAACAAAAACAGCCATGGAATATAATGCCCGATTCTATGGATAAGATTGTAGATGATAAAATATTGACAAAATGATAAAAAGAAAACTATTTCACAAAATCCTGATTAACAATCGAATGATAGCCCGGTTTGATTAATTAATATCTTGATGGATTATGTTGAATGATTTTTCAAAACTCCCACCCTCAATACCAAAATAGTAATGATTTCTTGTATTTATATCATCAACAAGAACTAAATAGTCATTTTCTTTAACATCTTTCTTTATCCCATATTCCCTTTCGTGACTAAGTATTTTTAGCTTTTCAATATTAAAATGAGTATTTTTATCTTTTACTTTCCAACATTTATAGCTAATCATATTGGAAAAAGGGAAAGTTCCTATTGTTTTAATAATGGCAATATCGGAATTATTCATCTTTGTTTTGCTTGTTATTGTTAGCATTTTTTACTCCTTTATATGTTTATTTCAGCCGTTTTTTTAACAGCTTCTTTTTGTAATCTCTTATTTAAATTAAATAATGTATTTTTGCCTTGAAATTCTTCTGGTAAATCTCCTAATGCCTTTCTAAGCTTATCATTCATTTTTGTAGGCTGCAGCCCTCTTTTCTTAGCTCTAAAAATTGTTATAGGTACAGTGTAACATCTACAATTATAATCTAATGGTGGTGTAATGCCTGCCCATACGGAATCATTTTTCTTTGCCCTAAATTCATCTAATGCAGAATGAGAATCTCTTGTTCTATCATCTATTATTGCTCGGAATTCAATCATTTCGATATTTCGATCTCTTCTAAAATTATCGAAACGTG